TCAACCACTCTTGTTGCTGGCGGCTCCGGTTATGTATTCCTTTCCAGTAAAGGACACCTTTATATGAATCTGGGTGATAATGCCGGAGCTAAAGAACTAAAATTGAGAGACAGTGATAGTACAGAAGTCTTTACAGTAAATAGTAATGGTGATGCACAAATAAAAGGGACATTACAAGTAAAGCAGACTGCAGACTCGGTTGGTTTTAGAATTTATGGTTATGATGATATGTCGGCCATAAATGGTGAATTTGCCATAAACAGTAGCGGTACTTTTGTAGCTTCAGTGAGCGATAACAAAAATATGCTCTTTAGCACTGGCGGTGGTATCTATTTTAGAGGCGGCAGCACAATAAACTTCCAGGACAACAATAGCAATGATGTTAGTTTGGGCGACCTTAATCACGATGGTTCAAAAGCTGGCTTTTTTGGTAAAACCCCTGTTACACAACAGTCGTATGTATCAATATCAGACCCACCAACAAAAGCAGAAGTAGAGGCAATAAGAGATGCTTTAGTTAATCTTGGCTTAATGGCAGGGCCACCATAAAAGAACAATGGCAAACGAAATACACGTAAATTATAAATCGGGAGTAACGCTGTATGCCGTGCGGTTTAATTCGAGCGGGCAGGCGGCATTGAGTGATGGTTCGGCTTTTGAGGACTGGGGAACCGGCGGCCACGATGCCGACGATTATGATGTTGCTCTGACGGAAGTCGGATCCGGCAGCGGTCATTATACAGGGGATTTTGATGCAGACGGTAACATTACGACGGCGGGGACGTATATCGTGGTAGCATTCGTACAGAATGGGGCTAACCCTGCCGATAGTGATGGTATGATAGCTGATGGTACTGTAATATGGGAAGGCAGCTATGTTGCACCTGCTGCTCAACAAGCCAGTAACTACGCAGAAAGTTTCCTGACACGTGCCATTGCGGCAGTCAGGTCGAATACGGATGAGCCCGCTATCAATGTAAAATATACGGATGCAGATATAATCGGGGAACTGGAGAGGGCATATCCTGTAATAATCGGCGAGATAAACCGCAACACAAAGACACCTGTTGTAGGACGAACGAACCTGACAATTACGAGTAGTGATATGACATATGTTCTACCATATCATATTGGGGCAGTCTATGCAATCTATAAGCATACATCCGAAGGAGCACGGCTTATCTATAACCCACGCAGCCGCTTCAACCCGCTGGGAAGGTACGTGTGGATAGAGGGCAGTACGCTTCATATTCAGAATGTGAACGTACTGCCAGCCGGGCTCGTACTGACCATTGAGTACATACCAGCGGGAACTGCACGCCTCCACAATGGAACGTGCTCGGTCAATTCAGACGGTAACGAAGTAACATTTGCAACTACTCCGAATGCAGGCACACTTGATACTCACGAAAACGCATACGCAGGTTGTGTATTGCGAATTCTCAAAGTTACAGGTACGGGAGCGGTCGGCGACTATATCCAGGAAAGAACCATTACAGCATACGACAGAACCACCCGTATAGCTACACTGGACGTAGCATTGGATCCTGTCCCCGCAGCTGGAAGCGGGGGGCATATTATGTATGAGGTAGCACCCTCTATCTGGAAAGGGTTGGACGAAACGATAGCAACCTACGCAGCATACGTAATAGTAAGTATCGAAGGAAACGCAGAAAAAGCGAAGGCCCTCTCGAATATCTACCGTGATCAGCTACGTAATCTGCGGCTATCCGGCTATTACTCGTTATTGCAAAGTGCCCCGCAGGTAAGTCCCGATAACTTTGACGTACGGCGGTACAGGAGGATATAATAGAGATATGAGCTACGATAATAGTTTTCTGACACGGGCGATAGCTTTGGCCCGGACGGCTGTGGATGAACCGTCAATCAACGCAAAATATACAGATTCGGTTGTGATTGATCTGCTGGAGAGTTCGTATGCACTGATTTTGGCAGAAATAAATCGTAATACTAAAACGCCTGTAGTGGGCAGGATAACCGTAACCATTGCCAGCGGTACGCATCAATATGCACTGCCTCACACGATTGGTTCTATCTATGCTATTTATCAGGAAACCTCCCAGGGTACCAAGTGTTTCTATGATTCCAGGAGCCGTTTCAATCCGTACGGGCGATTTGTATGGGTTGAAGGTCATACGCTGCATACACAGACCGACGATTCACTGCCCACAGGTACGGAGATTGTGGTCGAATATATCCCATCCGGTACAGCACGCCTTCACGAAGGAACCTGCACAATAAATTCGGGTGGTGATGAAGTTACGTTTGGGGCATCTCCTAATGCGGGCACGCTGGATACACACGTTAGCGGTTACGTGGGTTCGATATTTAGAATAATAGACGTGGATGGCTCGACCGTTACGGGCAACTATATCCAGGAACGGACTATCAGTGCATACGATGTTTCTACCCGTGTAGCCACACTGGATGTTGCACTGGATCCGGTTCCTACAACCGACGATGGTTCGATATATTACGAGATAGCCCCTGCAATCAACAAAGGATTGGATACTATAGTTTCCCTCTATACTGCCTATACTATTGCAAGTATCGAGGGGAACACACGAAGAGCTAATTCCATCCTGAAAGTATATCGAAATCAATTACGAAATCTGCGATTAAACGCATATTATTCGGTTTTGCAAAATGCACCTAAAACCGCCGGGGATAACTACGACAACCGCCGGTACAGAAGGATAGGTAGGTAGATAAAATGGCCGATGTATTTACAGATGCCAGAAGTGATGGAGATATAGGAGTTCCGGCCCCTGTATTGCAAGGAGAGTTTCTGCCTGCAATCGACAAAAGTACTACTATCGACGCCCGTGGTATGATTATACCGTGGGGCAACAGCAGTCTTACACGTAACTACCAAACGATAATGCCAGAGAACTACGGGGTATCAATCGAGGCTCCGAGCAAGGAAAGCCAGCTTCTTTCATCGGTTATGTCCACGCTATCTGCGGGGCAGCAGAACACCTATAACTATTATTTCGAGGGATTGATTGGGCCTCCTGGGCCACCGGGACCTCCTGGGCCAGCGGGAATAGGACCATCTTTGACTACTATTACCAGCGGTATAGGAGTTCCTGGAAGGCTACTGGATGATGGGGAAACTCCTGCTGCACCCACGGGACTGACAGCAACAGGGGGAATTCAATATAACAGGCTGGACTGGAATGCTAACACGGAAACCGACCTCGATCATTACGAGGTCTATAGGAATACAATTAACGATAGTGGAACAGCTACTCGTATTGCTATTGCGATGACTAACGTGTTTGTGGATGGTAATCTTACAGGTAGTCAGGTACAGTATTACTGGGTGAAAGCAGTTGATCATCTGGCTAACAAGTCCGATTTCTCGGCAGGTGCGAGTGCGACTCCACGCAATGCGGCCACCGGAGATATTGAGGATGATGCTATAACGGCCCTGAAGATAGCTGTAGCAGGACTGGATGGCACCACGGGTCGTATTGTCGTAGCCGATGCCACTGATGCTGATACAATAACCAATGGTATCAATGCACACGCAACAACGCTGGTGGAAGCAGGTAAGATCTTGATTGCTGGCTCAACGGTTCTTTCCGATTGGAGCCATACCAATGATCTTACTTTTATAGATGGAGGGAGGATTTATACACATTCTATTACTGCTGACCAGATTGCGGCGAATACGATTACAGCCAACGAGATTGCAGCAGCCACGATTACCGCCAACGAAATGGCTACGGGAACCATCACGGCAGCATCGGCGATTATTGCAGATGCAGCAATCACAAGTGCTACAATAGGTGAGCTCGAAGTCGGCACAACTAAAATCGCTGATAATGCCACAACAAGTTTGATCAGTGCATATACAGGGGATAGTATTGGTACCTACGAATTTTTCTGGACCACAGTACAAAGTCTTACAATAACATTGAGTGGTAGTCCTGTTAAATTGGATTTTGGTCTATTTCCTCTTGTCTATGCTCACTATGTCAGATTAACAAGGAATGGGACAGAAAATAGTGATGTCATCTGGGACTATCCAGATAGCCACTATGCACCGGCTAATCAATTTTTTGCTTTTCATTATATTGACAGCGGTGAATTTGGTATTGACTGGACACTTCAGAATAGTGCTGCGGATAATGATTGGCAGGCAATTGCTTACGGAGCAGGATTATTTGTAGCTGTGGCTAATACTGGATCTGGCAATCGTGTTATGACTTCTCCAGACGGAGAAACCTGGACAATTCGTACGAGCATACCCAATTATGGCTGGCTTGATGTTGTATATGGGGATGGAGCCAGCAAATTTGTTGCGGTATCAGATAACCGTTCGATGGTTTCTACTGACGGTATTAACTGGACAAGCTATTCAATAGGATATAATTATGTTCGGGCAATTGCCTATGGTAAAGGTAAATTTGTAGCAATACGAGAGGTACATACTGCTGTTGACGACGTTATAACTTCTTCAGATGGTATTACGTGGACATTAAGGGATACAGGAGGTTCTTATTGGAACGGGATAACCTATGGCTACAATAAATTTCTCGCTGTAGGTCATGGTGAATCTGGTCATCGTGTTGCGTATTCTTATAATGGTATAGATTGGTATTTAGGAGATTCGGCGGCAGACAATAACTGGAGAGATGTCGCCTATGGGGCAGGATTGTTTGTAGCAGTAGGGGATGGCTGTGTTATGACTTCACCTAATGGTTATACTTGGACTCTTCGTACACCCGCAGCCGCTTACAATTGGACTTCTATAACGTACGGAGGCGGGAAATTTGTAGCAGTAGCCGAGAGCGGAACCGGACAACGTGTTATGACCTCTGCAAATGGTATAGATTGGGAACTGCAGACTACCCCGGCAGATAATAGTTGGACAGATGTTATTTATAGTACAGAACTTCCTGGTTATATTGCAGTTGCAGATAGCGGCACAGGAAACAGAGTGATGATTTCTCTACCGACTTCATCAGGGGCTACTACTTATTATCTACAAGCAAAAGCGGGGGATGCTTTTAGTGGTATAGCTGTTCAGGATAGGTTTTTGTCGGCAATGGAGATTAAGAAATAATGACGGTACCTTATATTCTCTATAATAAGGTTACAGGGAAGATATTGAGGACAGGAGTATGTCCGCCGTCAGATCTGCAGCTTCAGGTAACCAGCGAGGACGAAGAAGTTAAGGTAGGCAGGGCAAACGATGTTACGCAGAAGATTGTAGAAAAAAAGATTGTAAATCGTTCGGCGGATGAAATAGCAGCCAGAAAAGCACAACTGCCACCGCCACCTGTCTCGATTTCAGCAGCCGAATGGCAGGACATACAGGATAGGTTAGCAGCTCTGGAGGATAAAGTGAACAATGCAAAGTAGAGATTACATATCGTACGCAATTCGTGGGCCGATTATGAATAAATCAGTTCCATCGACCCAGTGCCCCGCAGGTACTATGGGAGATGTCTGGGGATGTGATGGCCGGTTTATGAACTGCCTGCATAAGTTCTATGGAATGAAGGAGGTACTCGACCTCGACACGGTCATAGGAGATATAGATGCCTATGATGGGCCGTCGTTCGTGAAACACGTAGTATTCCAGAAACGGGGCACATCGAGCTTCTATCGGGGCTTTGTGGTGCGGTGGGATAGCGACGACGATAACGACAACGAACAGGTTGATTTGATTTACACCCTGGATAACGGGGGCACGTGGGCACAAAAAACACTCTGGACAGGCGGTACATCTGGAATCACGAATACTGTAGAGATGGACTGTGAGACGGATCGTGGCTATCTGTTCGTATGTATCGAAGGTAAATCCCCAAAAACTGTGTACTGGGACGGCAGCGCCCTTCAGGCGGTTAATATGGGCCCAGGTGCTTTTACTGCAGAACTTGGAGCACTGCAGGATAATGGTGTGCAATCTACGGATACGGATTACCATCTGCGGGGCAACGGTGTATTCCAGGTAGCGTGGAGGTTCTACGACTCGAAGAGGGGAATATACAGTGCTATGAGCAGCGTCCTGACGGTGTATATGGATATAATGAAAACGACCAAGGCAACTGGAAGTGTTTATTTCAATTCGGCTGGCGGAGATAGTGGGCTGTTCGTGGATGGAGATACGATTACTATCAATGGGCGGGTATATGAAGCGGATAATGATTCGAGTATCACAGGTGATGTAGCTATCAATATAACGGGACTTACTACGATACTGGAACACGCACAAGCTCTCGCTGATGCTATTAACGGAGATAGTCAGGCGGATGTAACAGCGAAAGCACAGACGGCATCCGTGTTGCTGGAGGCGAAGGCACGTGGTTCTGATGCAAATGCGTATGGTATCAGTAAGTCGGAGACAGGAAGTAATACCGATGACATCTCGGTCAGTGGTAGCACGTTGACAGGAGGAGGCGAAGCAACAGAGGATCCAGAGGAGCAATGCAAAGTTGTGCTGGATTTTCCTGATAATACGGCGGTAGTGGCGGATAAGGCGTATGCTGATTTCGATGCACTGTTCGATACCGTGCAGGTATTCAGGTCTATCGATATTGGTTCAGGAGCATTGGGGCAAACAGGAGCACTATTGTTCCTGGAGCAGGAAATCTCGGAGACGGGTAATTGGGCTACATCCGGGGCGTGGGATAGCCTGCAGGTCAGCCTTGGAAAGATACCCGATGATGCACTGCCGTTCCAAACGATGTACGATGCGGAAAGGGATATTGTTACAGCCCCTCCACAGTCCGGTACGATATGCAGGTATCAGGGGCTTACGTTTATGGCGGATGCCCAAAGCTCCAGTAATCCATACGATATTCTGCATAGTAGTGCGGAGCATATATCTGCTGAATACTTTTCGACATATAATAGACGCCGTGGTACAAACGAAGAGGGGAGAGCAATTCGCTTGGTTCCGGCGGGTGATTCGCTGTTTGTTTTGAAAACGAATTCGGTGCTGTATGCGTATAAATCAGCACGTGGCAAACCTATACAATACCAGGAGCTGCACCGTGGAAGAGGGCTGACGGGGAAGCAAGCAGCACACGCAGTAGGCAACAGTCTGTTTATGATTGTTGGCAGCACGCTCGTAATGCTGAATGCAAGCGATGGTAATATGGGCCAGGTAAGCACGGCGGACAGGCTGTTGAGTGATGACTGGGTATCAGACTTGGATGATGTGTGGAGCTGCTACGATGCGGGATTGAATGCTTCTTTCTTTCTCAATCCTTCTGCAAACGAGGTGTTGATAATCTGGCACAGCAGCCACGTGGTAAATATGTTGAAAGGGGCAAACTTTGTGGCCTGCACCCAAGGGCCGGATATATCGGATGGAAAGAAAACAAGAGGATACTTTATAACTGCAACGGGGCTGATTGTTTCACCGGATCTGGATGAAAGTGGCAGCGGTACGATGTGGGGATTGGATAGTTCATATACCCTGAATGGAACTGCGACTTCCGCCGGAAGCACGCTTGTGGATAGTAATGCTACCTTTCACGCAGATATGGTAGGAACTCTTGTGTATATGACCGGAGGTGATAATGCAGGGTTGGCACGGGAAATAAGCAATGTGGATGTTGGGGCACATACGATTAGTTTTGTGTCTGGTTTCCCAAACTCCATTGCTGTAGGGGATACTTATGCAATCAGTCCTGTTCCGGTTGGGGTTCGGTTGTGGCCGATTCGTGATCCTGATGCCCCGCAGGATGAATTTCGTAGAACGCTGGTAACGTCGGTCGGAATAGAAGTTCAGAAGACCAGTGGATTTACAAATAATGTCAACGATTTCTGGCGGGTTGGGGCATACAGGAACGGGGGTTCGTCCGTAGAAAGTGGGACAAACGCAACAGATACTGTTGACATAGACGAAAACCCCGCAGATTCCTGGGGCTACATATCGGTGGACGGAATAAAAGTAGAACCATATATTGAGCAGATTTCCTGTGGGGTTTCGTTTGAATTAACGAATGTAGAGGTTGGAGTAACGATGTCGAGCAGTAGAAATGCGGTTTAATCCAGTTTAACTTGACAGATAACGAGAAATCTGATATTTTGATGAATAGGTGGCAGATAGGTAGGTATATCGATTATGGCTATATCAGCAAATACTTTTCTTAATCCACAGGGTGGAATAGATTACGAAGCTCTTCAACGAGCAGTCCAGCAGACGGCTTCGAGAATAGGCACAGTCGGCGGCCCCAGAGTAACAGCAACCGCACAGCCTGGCACAATGCAGGTGAGACATTATTTACCTTCTTGGTGGCACACTACGGCTGCTCTGAATCCAACGTGGGATTGGGCAGAATACATACGCCCAAGGCAAATAAGTACAGGAACTACTCCAAGAGTAACCCCGGAAGGTAATGTGGAGCTGCCGAGGAGCTTGCGGGATCTGTGGTTGGCCAGCTTACCCTCCTGGACACAGCAGGCATTCGCCCAGGGGATGTCGGGTCGTTTGCAGGGTCCGGGCGGTGAACGCTACCAGGTATTTGGTACCAGACCACAAGGGCCATCCGGAGCAGAGGAAGGGATATACCAGGCTTTGATTAGGGATTATCAGAGTGAGCGGGAGGCGATGGAGCGGCAGGCCGAAACGGCTGCAGAAGCGATGCGGTTGAGAGGGGCAACCACGGAACAGCGATTAAGGGGTGTGGAGGAGGCCCAAGCACAGGCGGCTGAACAATACGGTAATGCTTCGGCGGCGTGGCAGGCAGCGGTGGATAAGGCCGATGAATATGTAAAGGAGTCTCGGCAGCGAGGATTAGCCACACTACAGCGGCTGGATGAAGTGAATCGGTCTATTGCAGAGGGACGGGATTTTGCAAAAGCTCACGATCTCCAGGCAGCGGCGTATGCGGTTGCAGGAACACTGGGGGCAGCGGAGCGGCAGACAGCAGAAAGATATGGTGTGGATAGTGCTGAATTCCGGCAGATACGGGCACAGAAACAACAGGCTCTTGCAGCGGCCCAGAGCGGGATTGTGGGGGCGTACCGGAAACTGGCGGAACAGCAGAACCTGGCATATATGAATGCGACTACGGAAGCTCAATGGAAGGCAGATATGTACACCAGCTTCCAGGAACAGCAGCACGTAGAAACTATGCGGTATATGGCACAGGCAGCCCAGCAATATTCGTTGCAATTAGCACAATTTAATCTGGCGGCGGAGCAATTGAAGGGGACAGCATTGGAGAATCTGGCAGTTGCAATGGAGGAAGCACCTTCGTTCAAGGTGGATGTTGCTCCATTGATGACAGCGATTTCGGATCTTTTATTTCCGTAGGAGTGGCGGCATATGGCAATAACAGGAGCAGGACAGGCGAAAAGTAATATTGTAAGGGGTGTCAGTCCGCAACCGGCAGTGGCTGGAAGGTTGGCTGAAAGGCATAATCGTATGGCAGAAGCGATGCGTGCGGCTATACAGCGTCAACACGAGGCGGAAATGGCGAGGCTTGGATCGGCAACACAGCTCGCAACTACACGAATGGGTACTGAATCACGAGAGAAGATTGCAGCGATGCAGACAGAAGCGATGGATAGAGCACTGGCCGAGCGAGAAAGAGCCAGCAGAGAGGACAGAGCACTTCGGGAAAAATTGCAGGAAAGCAACCAGGCTTTTCAGGCAGAGCAGGCACGTCTGGAAAGAGAATATAACGATGCACAGTCAACAAAGGACTGGCAGCGGGTGAACGAAATTGAACAGAACAGACAAGCTCTCGAACGTGCACGACAGTTAGTAGAAGCACAGATAGCTCACGATACAATGACTTACGGTATAAAGCAGCTCCGGCGATTAAGGAAAGGGCAGACTGCCACCGAGAAAATAAAGACCGCTCTTATAGATAGCGGCAAGGAAGCAGAACAGGCACAAGTTATGCAGAAGAGAGCAGAAGAAAATGCACGTGCTTCTTTTGAGCATCTGAACCTATTCAAAGGACAAGTATGGGGAGATGAACTGGAAAAAGCATTCAATGACGCTGCTTCACGTATGCAGTTGCCTTTAACAATGAAATTGATAACAGATGAGGCAGCCCTTCAAAGACATGTGGCAGAAGGGCGTGTTTCTTCCGGCGATATTCTTAAAGCAAAAGCTATTATAGAAGCGCTTAAAACGAAAGCACAGGAAGAGCTGACAGAACTGGAAGGCAAACCTCAAGAGGAGACTCGTATTCTTCCACGTACCGGAGTCAGGGAAAGACTATTAAGTGCTCTTGGTTTTGAGAAAGCAGCGTTGATTCCGCTTGTGCCTCCCCGAAAAAAGATAACGATGCCTACTTCGGAGGGGATGAAAACCAAGGCATTGAACTATGGGGTACAGCAGCTGATAAAAATGGAGAATACGCTGGATAAGCTGAAAAATAGCACGCTGCCTATTCGCCGGAAGGGAGCGGAAACCGGCGAAACGGTTGGCAGTCTCGTGGGACACGCCATCAATGTTGCGGATGGGGTAACACCACAGGCAGAATGGAACGCTCTTGCCCAGGCTATGGGTGGGGGAGAAGACGGCTGGGATGCTATCCTTGATGATCTTATGAATACCCGTAAAGTTTTCGGGATTATTCCTGATAGTAAAATGGAAAACGAGTCGCCTGGTGTACAGAAGTTCCTCCAGCAGCACAACCAGGGATTGTACAGTATATTTGGCGAAGAGTAAAAGGAGAGTAAAAGAAAATGGCATTAGGTATAGACGATGCGTTGTTGTGGGGGGCTATCCTTTTTGGTGCCCCGCAGATTATAGAACGGTTGCCGCTCGGTGAATGGTTTCTGCCGGCAGGAGAAAAAGCACAGCTCTCATTAGAGCGTGCAAAATTAGGTCTGCAGCAGAAACAATTTGAAGCAATGCGAATGATGACAAAGGAATCGAGGGCTCGTGCAGATAAGATGCTGGAGCAGATGTTGAAATCTCGTACTACAGAGCGGAGCGAAGCACGCAGAATGAACCTGCTAAATCTACTAACGCAATCAAAAGTAGCTCGTGATGCAATGATGACAAGTCTTGTCAATTCGCTTATGCAACAGCGTCGTCAGGTATTTTTGCCCTCTTCTGCGGGGCCATCTACATCGCTGGTCGGGATGTTGAGGAGATAAAGGAGGTATAAATGTCAACAGAAGCACAAAGAAGAGCAGCCGCTAAAGCCAGAGCAGCCAGAGCAGCCAGGAGAACACAACAAGTGAAGGCAACAGTGAGCAGAGTCAAAACCACAACAGGCATAGGAGGCATAAAAAGCTTTTTCGGAAGCAGAGCAGCAAAAGTTGGGTTGCCTCTGATTGCGTTATACCTTGCGTATCAGGCTGCACACGGAGCAGCACGAGCGAAGGCCACAACAGGTGTACAGACGGAAGCTATGGGAAAGATGACACCGGAGGATCTGATGGCACAAATGATGCTGACCAGTACGCAGAGAGAAGAACAGATGACAAGGCAGGGGCTTATCAATCAACTGCTTGGAACCACAGGCCCGGCGTTGGCACGTGGTGAGGAGTTGATATAGGAGACTGATCGATATGGATGAGAAGATTCCGTACGGTATTGCCGGAATCGATTTTCCTCTCACGCTATATGACAGACCACAACTTGCCCTTTCTAATCTTTTACTACGAGGAGACATCGATGCCGCAACACGATCTCTGCTCGCTCCCCAGACACTTACACCAACAGAAATGCAGACGTTTCGTTCTGCCCTGCTGAAGGGTAGAAAGAACCCCTTCCTGAAGACGATAGTGGATGTTACGACAAATCCGGTCTTCATCATAGGGGCTATAATGGCTTTCGGGATCCCTGGATTGATGAAGGGTTTTCCTCTTGTGGGGGTTAAACCACTGCAAGCCCTTTATGAAGGCACGTCAGGGGCTGTGAAGGCGATGGGACCGTACTCGTCGTATATCCATTCGGCATTTACAAATCTTCGGAATGTTCCTGGATTGATAAAGAAGTTGGCGGAGTACGTAGGAACTCTGGCTGACTATGAAGCGAAGTATGTGGTTAAATTAGATCGGATGTTTAGAGAGGCAGGCAGGCTACCGAGACTTGAAAGACTACGAGCTGCCGCTTTAAGAGAAGGATGGAACACGACGAAGTCTCCACTCTGGAGGTTATTGAGTTCCGACCCTGAATTTGCGGCTGAATTGAAAGCAATGGGACCAATAGCCCCTGGGCTACAGAGGAAAATGAGCCCTGCTGCTATAAAGCTATCGGGGAGGATGGGAAAATGGCTGGATAGTATAGCAGATTCTTTTCCTAAAGAAGTATGGATGAAAGCAAGCAAATTACGAAATGCACTTAAACTGAAGGGATGGGAGATAGGACAGCGTATCAAGAATTATTTCCCGCACGGTACATATTTCAATAGATATGAACGATTGGCACAAAGAGCATCTGTTGCTTCAAGTCCACAATCGTATGCTGACTGGGTTGACAGAACAGTGGAGTACGCAGTAGGCCGGCCTCTCCGGGTACGTACCTGGGGAGGAATGCCTGCGATGAAAGAGCTACGAATGCTTGAGGAAGCTGGTGATCTGCATCCTGACTTTATGCCTCTACTGAATAGATGGCTTGGAAAACGAAGGGCTATGTTCGCCCGTGGGATTGGTGAGAGATGGAAGGCGGCGGCTGGTAACGTGGATAAGTTCGTCAAAGACGTAGGAGAAATGATGAATAATCCCCCGTGGAATATGGATATGACAATCCGCCTGGGGAAAAGAGATGCCGCAAATACTCTGTTCAGAAATATGTTCCACCTGTTGAAGGATGCCTCCGGTCGGGGGGCGGAAGCAATGCTGGCCGAGCTTAATACAATTGCTGACCATTTTGCATTACCACCAGAATATCTAATGGATCCATATAAAGTACTTCCCCGCTATCTACACGCAGTTGCTCCTACTTTTGCGTGGCATATGACAGGCAAAGGAACAGAGATTATGAAGACAATCAGGGGAGCCGGCCCTCTTCCTGCGTGGCAGACCAGGTATTTAATGGATAATTTGCTACCTCTTCTGCGGGGCATAAGAACACGGGTAGGATTTGAACATTCGGTTGCATTTGGGGAACAGAAGTACCGCATCTTTACGTGGCTTCGTGATCATCCGATGTTGAAGAAGTTGTTGCCGCCGACCACACATAAGATGTTGCTGGACTACTTTGCCGAGTCGCCCGGCGCTTTTAATCTCGAAACTATAGGTTCACGGATTGCCCATTGGTTTTATCTATCAACACTCGGAATGCCTAATCTTTCTCCATCTATCAAGAATTTAGGGCAGACATGGATTACTACTGCAAACGTGATAGGATTGAGAGGTATGAAGCTTGGATTTGAAGAATTATTGGGACCGAAGAATCCACGGCTTCTGAAATATTTCTCGTATCTAACAAAAGGAGTGGGGCACGCAAAGGCTTTTAAGCTGGCCTTTCCTGAACTCGTGAAGGAAATGAAAGACGCCGGGCACTTTATAGAGCAAATGACACATGGCGATATAATGCAAACCGGACATCCTGCAATAGTAGCAGTAGGCAGTATGTGGGAGAAAATAAAGCGGGTAATGATGACTCCTTTTGTAGCAACCGAATCGTTTAACTGGCTGTTAAGTTTTTATGGTACACGGGCGACTGCATTGGCAGACGGGATAAAACCTGCTATGGCAGGACAGCTTGGAAGAGTAATGGTTGGTATGACGCAATTTCCTGGCGGCCCTTTGAATATGCCACGAATGCTGCTGAACCTGCCTGTTCCGTTCAGACAGTTTATGCACTTTCCGTTGAGGTTTTTGGGTTTTCTCCATAGTTCTCTACGATGGGGAGCAGACCCGAATAAATTGCATTGGGGTACAATAGCACGGGCACTAATGGGTTCCACAGCGGCTTACTATGCAGTCAAGAATATGCTGGGAATGGATATTAGCCAGCAGTTATTGTTCGGGGCACTGCCGGCCCCGGTTTATCCGGAAGCTCCTTTTTATCCTTCCCCTTTCGTTCCGCCGGTCATAGGAACTGCAGGATCTCTCCTTGCGGCTGTACATAGTGGGGAGCCGAAATATCTACAGACAGCGTGGCCTCTGCTGGTACCTGGGGGGCTTGGTATAAGAAGACTATATCGTACGCTGGCTCCTCGGTATGCTGATTATCAGAACCGCACGGAGGATGGGCGTATTCCCGTCTATAACAGGGAGAGAGCATTGGTTGGTACGTATAGTCCGTTTGAGCTTTTTATGCGGGCAAGTGGGCTGAACCCCGTTGCTCAATCTTCGGAGTGGGCTGCAGCCGAATGGCTTCTGAAGCAGCGGGAGAAGGTCCGCCGCTACCGGAGGGAGTACCTCGATGCTCTGTCGAAGAATGACTTACCCAGGGCACAACGTGTACAGGAGGATTTCAAGAAAGCCTACCCCGAACTTGCTCCTCTTCAGGTAAAGAAAAGTGATATTACCGCAATCCATAATCGTATGGAAATAAGCAGACTGCACCGTATTATGCGTGGTTTTCCAAAAGCCTACCGTCCGCTGTTCGAGCGGGTAGCAGGAGAAGCAATGATGGCCAGAATCTTCGAGGATCTGGAGAAACAACCAGTTGGGCTGCTGGATCAATATGCACAAATGTTTGCTGCCCCTGGCCCCGCAGAAGGACAATGGCAGTAGAATAATTTATTTTTTTCTGAACATTTCTCCCTGAACAGCGTAGTATTTACCATACGGGCGTAGGAATACGTATTTTTGTATGGTAATTGTAGGGGTATAGAAATGAAAGAAGATAAGGTGAAGGTATCGTTTTTCTCGGATGATTTCAATATAGCATTGAGCACGATTGCACGCAAGGAAGATGCTTACAAAGCGATGGAGGATTTTGAAAACGTGGTGCTTAATTATGTTCAAATAAAAGGAAGATTGAATGATTATGATAGCAACAAGATGGCTTTTATAATAAAGAAATCATCCATCGGTGCAATAGAGATTATGGAATTAAACTCGGAGTTTTGATAATTAGAGAAAGAAGATAAAAATGAACAAGAGATACCGAGAAATGGCCGAGCGTCTGACGCTGGATGATGCTTGGGAACTTACTTTGACACAAGAGAGATATGTAATACAGCACTTAAAAAGCGGAAAAAGCGTTATGGGGCTTCGGCGTGAGTGGCTTGAAGAACATGGAATAGATACAGGAAGAGAGTCTCCCAGACATTATTGCTTCTTTTGTGAGTATGATAAAAGAAACGGAGATGAATGGAAAGAAACCAGAAATGGATTTGCGTGGCAAGGCGAATGCTCAAGTTGCCCAGGCAAGTTAGTGTCTCGAAGATTTGATTGCCACAACAAAACGTATAACTTCGAGGTTAAGCCCTTCGAGTTCTATCAAAAGTTGCTGGAATTAAATAAAAAGCGCCTGGAAAGAGAAATTATGGACGTCTTGGGAAAATTGAAAAGTGAATGAATTAAGGAGACAAGAAAATGACTAAATACGTAGTCTCAAACGAAGTAGAAGAACCAGTAATACCAGTGTGGTTAGAAGGGAATGAGTTTGGTTATATTTCATTTCGGGTAGGAAATGAGACTATATTCAAACTCCATCCCGACGGCACTGGAGAGCTAACCGAAGGCATACCAAAAGACAACCGAATGGGTCTGCAAGTAGATATAGTAGGCCGGATTAAGATGGGAGATTAGTAGGCAGTGTGTTAGGTTTAATTAAGGGAAAGATTTGTGAAAGGATAGAAATGAAAAGGGATAGATGGATTTGGATGCCTCATCCGGCTCATTACATACTCGCCAGCCGCTGTCAATATGTTTTATCTACATATGTAGGCAAGTACATAGTATCTACTATTGGCGAGTTGTGGTCAGACCGACCTGCTCGTGAAAGCCACGCAAAAAACTTTGACCCTAAATGGTGGGAGGAAAATAAGTGCTTGGCTGGAGGTGCTTTTGATGATGCGTATTTTGAACGCTTTGGATTTGAAGACATCAGAGGGGGCAGAAAATATGAGACGATGGTTTTCAAAGCCGAAAAGATGCCTAAAAACCTTTGTCCAGTTTGTCCTTACAGGATTGCAAATAGCCAAGAACTTGACTTTCTTGGCTATAACGACCCGCTGGCTGCATACAAAGGCCATTTGAAACTATGTAATAAATGGAGTAGAAAGAAATGAACAAGAAAGTGGGTAAATACAGAAAAAAACCAATCGTGATTGACGCAATTCAATTTAATGGCAGCAACTTTGAAGAAATTTTTGCTTGGGCAAGGCGCTGGCATTCAGAGGATACAGGACCACGTATGTGTCAATCCAACTTTGAAGCTGAAGATTTAGTAATATCTACTCTTGAGGGAAACCACCTCGCAAACAAAGGTGATTGGATAATTCGTGGAGTAGAAGGAGAATTTTATCCTTGCAAGCCGGATATATTTGAAAAAACTTACGAAAAAGTTGAGAATGAGAAAGGAAACAAAGAAATAAGTGCTGCGAGTATAGATAAAGAATTCGTACCGAAGACAAAGGCAGTTTGGGTAATCAAAAACGTACTTGAGCAATCAATCAATAGCCACGTTAAGTGGATTGATTACATAGAGGAACCAGCGGAGGGAAAAATATCAATGTCGATTATTGAACAAACAGCAGGAGGTATCTCTCATCACAAAAAATGTATTAAGCGTTATAAAAAAGCATTAGACGCTCTCAAGAGCATCCAAAAAGATTTGCGAAAGGATAGAAAATGAAACCGATAAAATTTAGAGTTTGGGTTGAATATGAGCTTGAAGGCAAAGAGTATAAAACAATGTGTGGAACTGAAGATTGGTTCCTACTTACGCAGACCGGAAAAGTTATGACTTACAATCCAACGGGTTACCTCAATTCCAATGCAGAAAACGAATACAAGAAGATAGTCATAATGTTTTATACTGGCTTAAATGATAAGGGTGGCCAGGAAGTATTTAATGGTGATATAGTAGAAGATGCAGTAGGTTACAAATGCATAGTAGTAGAAGACCCCCTTACCTGTGGTTACTATCTGCGTAGTGATGATTTAATCACGGAACTCCCAGCCGTGCAAGAAATGAGAGTTATTGGGAACATTTACGAAAACCCTGAATTGTTAATGGATGAATAAGTTAGTAAATTAAAGAAAAGATTTGTTAAAGGATAGAGATGAAACGATATGATATTTTTGATGATTATGAGTCGGAAAGTCCTGATGGCTACTGGTGCAGATGGGAAGATGTTGAGCAGCTTTTAGCCGAGAATAGGAAACTTAAAGAGATAGCGACTCTACAACGACAGATAGGGGAATGGGGGAACAGGGTGTTCGGGAAGTCTCAATCTGTGAGGGGGCTTGTAAATCATTTGATTAAGGAAGCATACGAACTTGGAGATTCGGGTAATCCAGAGGAGGCAGCAGATTGTTTGATATTGTTATTTCAACACGCCCATGAATGCGGATACGATTTATTTGAAGAAGTCAAGAAGAAGCACAAAATAAACTTGAAACGCAAATGGGGCAAACCCGATAAATATGGAGTAATAGAACACTTGAAGGAATAGGAGCCGACAATGAATATTGAATTAGAGATTCTGAATCAGGTTGCGGTGATTATTAAAAAAGCCCGCACCGAAACCGTACGATGTGCAGAGGACTTTATGCCTGTGAACCTTACGCTGGACTACATATCAGAAGATATTGCAGATAATGCCGAGGGGAATATCGTAGGTTTCAAGCGAAATGATTTTCTGCGGGCCTGTGGATTTACAAGCTGGTAGTCGAATATGAAGAAATACCAAATAATCTATGCTGACCCGCCTTGGAAATATCGGGTGTGGTGTTATGGTACTGGTTCTGGTAGAAGTTCTGATCAGTATTATCCGACCATGGAGCTGGGAGATATTTGCTCGCTGCCAGTCAGGGAGATTGCCGATAAGGATTGCATCTTATTTTTATGGGCAACCTGGCCCAAACTTAAAGAAGCCTTGCAGGTTATCGAAGCGTGGGGTTTCGAGTATAAAACGGATGGCTTTGTGTGGGTAAAGCAAAACCCATCGGGTAAAGGTTTTTTCTGTGGATTGGGCTACTGGACAAGGAAGAATACAGAGTTCGTTCTCCTGGCTACAAAAGGTTCTCCTAAACGGATAAACAGAAGTGTGAGGGAGATTGTAGTATCTCCACGAGAAAGGCATAGTCAGAAGCCGGCGGAGGTTAGAGATAGAATAGTCCAGCTCGTTGGTGATTTGCCTCGTATAGAACTCTTTGCAAGAGAAAAGGCAGAAGGTTGGGATGTGTGGGGCAACGAAGTAGAGAGCGATATTAGATTAGAGAATGGAGAATCGAATGATTGAATTTGTCGATTGTACAAATTGTACGGATTGTCCGCTGCACGAGGCTGCCGAGCATCCGGGGCTTCCAACAAGACCGTACGCAGTTACCGGAAAGAAAAAAGCCCTGCTGGTAGTAGGACAATCTCCAGGTAAAAACGAGGATAGACAGGGAAAGATCTGGATTGGATATGCCGGTAAGCTACTGGAGAAATTCCTCGACAACATAGGTTTTGCGGAATATGCAGACATCTATTTAACCAACACCTGCCGGTGTGTTGTTCCACAGGGCAGCAAGCCACGGAATAGCCAGATTAAGGCGTGCCATAAACACCTGATAGAAGATATAAAACGGCTGCGAAAGGAATACGAAGAGATCATTATCCTGGCGTGTGGACTTCCTGCCGCCTATAGTATAGAGGGATTTTCGAGCCTCAAGGAAGCCTTCCGATACCAGGGCTGCAAAGCAACAGATCCGGGCATAGATGTGAAGGCTTGCTTCTTCACTTATCATCCTGCAATCTTACATCCGAGCAGAAAACCTGCACTTGTAAGAGCAGTGCAGGCCCATTTCGATTTAGTCAGCCGCTATCTGCGGGGCGAATTCATACCCAATGCACTAATGGTAATACCAGAGGTAGGAGCGAAACTGCCGACTACGTGTCCTGACGTAACCGCAGTCGATATAGAGACTTATGGTATTCTCGCCGGAAAAGAACAGACGGTTTTTGTTCCAATTAAATCGAAGATTGTAGATGGTGTAGAATATGAAGATCAGGTTGTTACAGTTGCGTTTGCCTATCGAGATGAAAAAGGCGACATCAAAACACCACTATACGTTTTCAAAAATGGTGTACATCGTGAGCGAATCCGTGAGTGGTTCCGTCTGATTTCTACAAACAAGCGGCTTCTTATCGGTCAGAACTTGAAATACGATTTGTTATATCAGGCCGCCGCCGACAAGGAACTTTTCTACTGGATAAATCCCTTACGCCTGCGGGTTGACGATACGTTGCTGGTAGGATTTCTGTTATATGAACAGCAACCGGAGCAGGGACTGAAAGAAAGAGCAACCTTGTTTGGTATCGCAGATTACAACGGAGTGAAAGATATACTCGGAAGAGCAAAGAGTGCGTGGGATCCGGAGGAGAATTATTATAACTGCCTCGATTCTGCTGCTACTCTCGTGCTGTATGAAGAATGTTGGGCACGAATCAAGGAGAGGTATGGGGAAGATAGTTTTAAGCTGACAAAAGAGTGTGCAGATCTTCGGAATGCCATCATCTGGGATACCTTCCAGCTCGAACAGGACGGGGTTGCGTTTGATACAGAAAGGCTTACGGCCCTGCATACACAGCTTACAGAAAAAAGAGAAGCTATCTTTTCAGAGCTGGAGAGGGAAGGAATTATTGCACAGGGAGAAGGATCCAGTAAATCACTACGAAACTTCATCGGGGAATCCCTGGAAGAATGTGGTCTGCTTAATGATAAGCGGGTTATGTTCACACGGAAAACAAAAGAGATTGCTATAAAAAAGGAGAACATAGCATTGCTTCTTGATAAGTTACCTGCTGGGCCCCGCAGATTGCAGCTCGAAAAGTTACAGGAGCATCGGGCGGCAAGCAAGCTTGTAGATAGTTTTACAACTCCTCTCTTGACGGATAAACGAAAAGGATTAACGTACAAAGACGGTCGTGTTTCCTTTGCCCATCCTACGTGGTATCCGATGCCTGGTTATCATTCACGAGGAGCAAGCAGCGAAGAAAAGGGGGGTGGTACAATTCAGGGTAGGTTTAGTGCACAGAAACCGTCTATACCTACGTTTCCGAAACAAATTATGGGTTGCCTTACTACACGGCATAAACGAGGAATCCTCGCTGGTTTTGATCTTTCCCAGATTGAATTGCGGATGGCAGCTTTACAGTCCGGGGATCCTTTATTGATGGAGGCATACGAGAAGGGATTAGATTTACACCTGCAGGATGCCCCGATTATCTTCCCGGATCTCGACCTGACACGTCCGGACATTAAGAATTCACGGGAAAGACATCTGCTGAAAACTCTGAACTTCCTGGTTCTCTATCGGGGCGGCCCCAGAAAATACCAGGAAACTGCCCGCAACAAGGTCGGGATAGAATTGGACCTTCGATTCTGCCGAGCTACAATCGACAGGTGGTATTCCCTGCACCACCACTTTAGAGAATGGCAGGATAGACTAATCGAGGATGTGCGACAGAAAGGTTATATGGAATTGCCCACCGGCTGGAGCAGGACATTTGCGACAGGTAGGGGAACAGATACATATCTAAACGAGATATGTAATTTCCCTATTCAAACGTTGAGTGCACAGTTATTCCAGAGTGCACAGTTCGAGATTCTGCGGGGCATTAAGAGACGACGATGGAGTACCAAGATGGTATCTAATACTTATGACTCATTGCTGCTTGATATACCTACCGAGGAGATAGACGAGGTACGTGTGTTAGTAGATAAAACGTTGCGGCGTCCACCACTGTTAGCAGTAATAGAAGAATGGACAGGAAGAACAATTCCAATAGAATATGAGGAGACAATATATGCCAGCTACCCCAGCAGTCCCGGAAATATACAGTAGATATAAGATTCCGCAGGAAGTTATTGTGGAGATTGATAGTCGGGAACAGTATCCTGTATTGTTCCCATCGACTATCAAAATTCCTCACCCCGAAAGGACACTGCGTCGTACCCTGGCGATTAAGGTTAAGACGCAGAAGATAAAACTGGACTACGGAGACTACCGGCTGGCTGAATATCCCGACTGCTGTGTTGTCGAGAGGAAAGCAAGCCAGTTTGAGCTCCTGAAGAACCTGCTTGATCCTATTGATTCGGTACGGCAGGCAAGGGCATTTAGGCGATTATCGGCCTGTGAACATCCATATATTCTGATTGAGGCGTCTCCCAGCGAACTCTGCAGCCGGAACAAAATGGTAAAGGAACCCGAACGAATAATAGCTGCCCTGTCGCTGGTGCTGGCGAAGTATAGGTTCGGGGTATTGTGGCTGCCGTGGAGATCGAGATCTCCTTCCACTCGTCGTAAGACAGGAACGGTACTGATACATCTGATGCTGGCCTATGCAATACAGCCTACTCTTGACATAATGCCCGACCTAATGTATGATTATGATAGTTAGAATGCTGTATGAACAGTAGATGGATGAGTAGAAAATGCCTGCTAATGTTGTCAAAACCGCAAAAGATGAAGAACGCTGGAAGGAATGTAAGGCGTCTGTCAGCAAATCACATCCGGATTTAGACGAGAATGATGACAGGTATTATGCTCTTGTAATGGGGTGTTTTCAGAGACGTAAGAAGAACGCCGTAGTAGGTAAAACAATAAAGGGGCGAAGAGGAAAATAATGGCAAAGAAGAAGAGAAAGGGAAAGTGGATCGCAAAAGCGATTAAACATAAAGGGGCATTTAGAAAGAAAGCTAAAGCTGCCGGTAAAAGTGTGGCAACTTATGCCAAGTCGGTATTGGCTAAAGGAAGCGGGGCATCCATCCAGACAAAACGACAGGCCGTACTGGCTCAAACGCTCGGTAAGTTGAGGCGTAAAAAGAAAGGATAGAGGAAAATGGCACAAGAAGTACGTCCGATTAAGCCGGGGAATAACTGGCCGATAAGTCATTTGAACGGAGGAAGTGCTGGTAAAACAGAGCTGCTTGCTGCACCGGGTCCGGCTTTGAGTCATTACATAACGGGATTTATCTTAAGTGGCGGGGCTGATGGAGACGGGTTCAATCTAATCCGCCGCAGCTGTGTACAGCTTTATGGAACTAATGCAGTCATCACGATTCCAGATAGTGCGGCGAATACACGTTTTGGAACGGGCGATTTTAGTCTTTCGTTCTGGTTCAAATGGTATTCTGGTGCGGTTGCTGCGATGTCGGGACTATTATCGAAAGCAGATGGAAGCGATAAGTACGTGATAGAACTTACATCCAGCGGGACTATCAAGGCGACGATTGGGGATGGGACCCATACTGCATCGGTTACAGGCAGCAGATCTGTGGTAGATGGTAACTGGCACTTCATATGTCTGACGGTTGATAGAGATGTCAGCACTGGTATGAAATTGTATATTGATGCAATAGTTGATAGTTCTGCTGATCCTACTGCTGTTACCGGCAACGTGAATGGAGGAGGTACTGGGAGCGATTTGACTATGACGGGTATCGCCGCACGAGTGCAGTATATTAGTGTTCTTCGTGTATTGAAGGGGACCGCTATGTCGGCATCGGGAGTAGCTGCCTACTATGCAAATGGTATAGGTTCCAAAGATAAAGACTATTCTGCAGAGATGCTGTGGCAATTGGATGAAGGAACCGGCAGCACCGCTTATGATTCGGGGGGTACATTAGATGCGACTCTTGCAAATATCAACTGGGTGGATGATGGGATCCCGATTGATCCTCATACCCTGCCAATGATAGATAAGATCTCGTGTGGAGTGCTTACAACGAGTGGTGTATTCGATGGCCTGGGAGTTCTTTTCCCGCACGCCATCAAGATGGGACGTAATAATCCTGTAAATATTCTGGAAACCGACGGTGGATTTACGCTCATCCTGTTTGGTTTTACGGATGGTGCGTAAATAAAAAAAATAAATTAGCGAATAGCGAACAAATTCCTCTTCTGTTCGTAACATACTATGTGCCCCGCAGATTAGGGGCGGTTGAACCTGTTTCGCCGCCCCTTATCTCTGTATTTCTAAAGGTGGGTATTGGTTATAAGGAAATCATTAACTCAAGATGAAAGGAAGGAAGAGTATGAAAGAGGCAAAGGATGGCATACCGATTGTAATAATCCCTGATACACGAGATTTGTCGGAAGAGGGGTTTCTATTTGCGGACAATGCGGAAGTGATCGTGGACAGAAACCTGCATGCCAAAATGAGCGAAGTTGTTGCAGCAGCGAGGGCTAAAAGGGGTCGGACTACAATACATTTTGATGTTGGGATTAGAGATGGAAAGGATGGAGACAATGGACAAGAAGAACCGGATGCGGGGTACTTTGATAGACACACCGACAGTAACTACGGCGGCGGTTTTGCGGGAGAGGCAGAAGGAAGCAGCTTATGAAAGGATGCGAGTTAGGCTCGCCAATGATATACGTAGTCTGATGGAAGAAGATGGTATAACATTTGCGGCACTGGCCGAGAGGTTAGGCTTTACAGAGTCGGAGACACGACAGCAAGTGCTATCGAACGATTTGAGGTTGAGTCAGTTGGTTGGGTTGCTGGACGCTCTTAATCTCGAACCTTATATCCTCTTTCGTCCCCGGAAGGCGTGGATAACAGAATAAGAAAGGAGATACGGCGGAATGAAACTTGAAGAGCTAAAGGATATAAATGCACCAATCAGTCCCTCGATGATCAACTGTGGATTGCGATGTCAGAGGCGTTTTCTGTACAGGTATAGATGGGGACTGGTTCCCAAGATTAGTCCTTATGCTCCCAGCCCAAGAGTAGGAAAATTGTTTCATCGGCTACTGGAACTTGGCCCCGCAGAAGTGGAAACTGTGAGGAAAGAAGTTGCCGAAGAACAGAAGGTATTGATGGAGCGAATACGAAAAGGGGAAGATCTGACGGGAGACCTGACCCGGACTGCCCAAGATTTGTCGGATTTATTTCATAAAGCACTTGTAATGGCCGAGATATTCTGGCATAAATTCAAGCAGCCTGATGACCTGGAAACCGTGGCGTGCGAACTGACAATCAAGGTAAGGCATCGGGACACACCGAAGAGACATATATGGAAAGGACGCCTGGATAGACTGGTACGCAATAAGAGTACCGGAGAATACTGGATCCGGGACATAAAGACTACCGCACAGAGCTTGAATTTGGTACTGACTGGATATGCGTGGTCAACAGCCTGCAGATTCTATAGATTGATTACGGATCTCTGGCTGAAAGAGAATGAAGAGTCATATAAGAAAGGCAAGCTGCGGGGCATCATCCTCGATATATGCCGTACACCTACTATTAAGTATTGCCCTACTACCAAAGATAAAGAAGGGTTTAATCGCTACCTAAAACGAGTGGAGCAGTGGTATGATGGACAAGAGGACCTGGCAATGATTGCAAAAGGGATAGTCTTTACCGAGCCGATATACCCTCTGGAACTTCGAGCTGCTCTGCAAAGAATAGACGACTATCTGCTACAACCGATGATACCGGAGACTTTCGAGAGAGATATTACGAGATCGTACTGTAAAGAGTATAATAGGGTATGTCCTTATTATGATTTGTGTGTTAGTGATATGAGGGGATGGCCGAGTATAATAGAGCGGGAGTTTGACATACTGGAGGTAAATGAAAATGATGAGGGTACTGTGGATACTGACGATGGTGTGGGTACTGGCGACAGTAGCGGGTTGTGAACAGGAAAGCAAGCTGAATATCCAGCGGTGGGGCGTCGCTGGCAACAAGTGTGATCCCAACGATGCTCCTGTTGTTCCTGTTATTAGTGCCACAGGTAAAGCTGCTGATACCCTGGCCAAGCAGGCAGCAGAGAATATGAGGACAGCACAAGGCCGGTTGGCTGCCATTCAGACCCAGAGTGCGTTTTTGTATTCTGCTATGTTTGTGATGTTTGTGGGGGGATTGGTTTTCTGGGGATTTACACGGTCAAGGTATGGATGGGTGATACCAGCAGCGAGTATAGGCGGATTGTTTCTGTTGATAACAGTTACGAGATATGCGGAGTATTGTGTACTTGGTATGATTGTGGTTACTATTGCTGTATTGGTATGGAAAGCAGTAGAATACCAGAAAGAACGAAATCAGAATGGAAACGGAAAGGGCTAAAATGAAGAGTGAATGGATTAAAAAGGTAGGGCATGTGGTTGAAGCTTCCGGAACGAAGATTGGGGCAGGGTTGCTGGTGGTAGCGTTGGTGCTGACGTGGATGGCCGAGACGGGATTGGCATACGGAGCATTGATTGCTGCGGGAGTTATTGATTTGTATCTTGTTATCAGAAGGCGGCAGACGATAAGCCAGTGGATACAAAGATTGTGGCCGAAGAAGATTGACTATCCGGTGCTGGCAGCACTGCTGACATACACTTTCACGATGACATTCAAACAGTATGGTGTGATTGCAGGGTTGCAGGCGGCATTGCCGTGGCTCGTGGTTGTCCTGCTGCTGCACTTATTTGCAGATAAGAAATAGGAACGAAAGAAAGGAGCAGACAAGATGGATAATATGGTTGTGGATACAAAACCTATGGATGTACCGGTAGATTACGAAGCGTTGGGTATTACAAGCGGTTATGCTCCAAGGCCACCCGAAAAGTTGAGGTTGTTTGTAGTAGGACCAGAGGGGGAAGGGAAAACTACTTTTGTTTTGAGTATTCCCAATTCCCTTACCCTTGACTTTGAAGGAGGTGCAGATGCTATCCCTGGTGGAAGAGGTGCACGGGTTACAATACAGGGATATGAGCATTACGAGCATATACTCAAGAAGCTGATGGAAGATGGAAACGGAGCGAAGAAGCGTCGTTTTACGAGAGTGAACATAGACACAGGGGATGAATGGACGAGTTTGATAGCAGACCAGCTCGCTCTGGAACATAACGTAGAGGATATTAGTGAGTACGGAAGTAAAGGGAAGGGGTGGAACCTGCTTAAGACGAGGTGTTGGAGTCATCTGTATGGTCTTTATATGGCGGGATACGCCTGGACTGTTATCGGGCATTTGACTACGGAAACTATCACCGATCCATGCACCGGACAGGAAATGACAAGACCGAAGCCAATTATCTTTCCTTCCCTGGCAGCACAGATTGTCCGCAACAGCGATTTCTATGTTACTATTTATATGCTTGAGAAAACGGAACAAGAGACAGAAACGATTGTTGTAAGAGGAAAAGAGATTGTTAAACCAAAGAAGAACGGACTCAAAATAATAAGGCACTGGATCCTGGATAGCCGTGCTGTTCCGGGTAGTGGAGTAGGGAAAGCACGGGGAGTGCCTGCGATGCCTACAAAGATAGAGATCCCGCTCATCGGTGGGTGGGACAAGTTTAGCGGTGAATATAATAAGGCCGTAGAAAAAGCAAGAAAAGGAGAATTAGAATGAGCGATGTAATGTTTGAAAAGTTGCTGGATGAGTACAACAATGATTATATGGCAGCCGAGGCATACAGTAGATGGATGCCGCCCGAAGGGGATTATCTTGTGCTGCTGCTAACCCCGGACAAAGGTGTCTCTACCCAGGATGATGGCTCACAGCTGATGTGGTGGCGGTTGAACGGACAGATTATTGAGGAAGGGACGTTCAAGGATCGTGTCTTTATGGTTGGTTATTACACCAGCAAGGCATTCGGTTTCCTCAAAGCTGCAACCGAAGCATTGACAGGTACCCCGGCCAAGAACCTACGGGAAGCTGATGAGATCCTCTCAAACACAGGTGGGACGGTTGCCCAGGTAAGGGTCGAAGAGGTTTATAGCAAAAAACACAAACAGAGCTATAAGAACAGCTTCATCGAGAGAGTCCTGGATACGGAAGAAAACACCGATAAGGAATCTGAAAGCTAATCCTTATCCCTTACATACCCACCTCCGACAGGGGCGGCGGGCAGGAACCGAGCTCACAACCCCGCCGTCCCATTATCGAATAAGGGAGACTAAAATGAAACCATTTATACATAAGTTTATGCTTCCGGTAGTAATATATCCGCACCGTCCATACAAAGACAACCGCAGGATAATCACAGGACGATATGTTAATCTCGACAATATCTTCGTCCCAAACGTCAGCAAAGACCTGAACCCCCAGCAATTCATCGGGGTTCACCAACATATGGTAGTTACCATTGCCACCCCTGGCTACATAAAAAACCTTCTTGGAATTGCATTGGACCTAAATAACATACGGGTCAAAGGGAAAGGGTACGTTACGTGGCTGGGAACCGTGAGATGTTATCCTGCGGGGCACGGGTGTCGCCTGTATATTCCCTCGAAGATGTGGAACCCAAAGAGTCCCGAATTTGCGGGGCCGTGGCGAACAACAGGAGCGGCCTATTGGTGGGCAAACGGAAAAGAAAGCGAGCCATACTTTTTGGTAGATATACCTGCATTGACACGGGAGAAATTGTTAGATGAAATGTATGAAAGAAGCGGAAGTGAACGTCCGGAGTAGTCATCTGGTCGAGATGTTGATTTGCAATTACGGCCTGCAGAATGCCGACCGTATTTCTAAACGGGTACGTAAATTGGTTATAAAAGAAAAGAAAAAACGAAAGCAAATTGAAGGGTTGAAGAGATGAAGTTTTATTATTTTGCACACCCTTATACCTGTACGGATGGGGAGCGATATGTACCGGAAGGAGAAGCAGCTAACTTCCGGCTTGCCTGTTACCGTGCAGGGCAGCTTCTACTGGCAGGGTATAATGTGTTTTCGCCCATCTCTCATACGCATCCTATCCATAGGGCTACACCGGAGTTTCTGGCAAGGCACGAACATAAGCTGTGGTACGATCTCGATATGGAGGTCATAGAAAGAACAGACTTCGATGGAATTATTCTGGCTCCGGGGTGGGAGAGGTCGAAAGGCTGTAGAGAAGAGCGAAGAGTCTTTGAGAAGCAGGGCAAGCGGATAGCGGAATACGAAGATATTATGAGATGGGGCGTGAAAGGAGCATTAAAATGACGCAGGAAGAATTTAAGGAAATAGTGAAACAAGAGATAGACGATATGGTTGACAGCCTGGAAGTAAAAGGAATCGAATACGGGGGAAGCGGTGAGGAAGGGGACAGGCTGCGTAATTTCAAAGGGGCAATAGGCATCTCAACAGCAGAAACACCAGAGGAAGTCCTTTGGAATTTCGTAACAAAACAACTGGAGTCGTTGCGGCAAATGATAGTGGATTTGCGAGAAGGAAAATCTCATCCTATTGCAATGTGGCGGGAGAAAACAAGGGACGTACGTAATTATCTGGGCCCGCTGCTTATGGCTTTGATATACGAAAGATATGCTATGAGAAAGACACACCTCGGATTTTTCTTGAGGCAAGAGAAAGAAGGAAACAATGTTTGAATGGTTAAATAAGATATTCGACTGGTTGTTCCAGTTTGTACCTCAATTCGTAATTGTATCGCCTCACGAACAGGCAGTCAGAGTAAATGCGTTTCCCTGGGTAAAGGAATGGGTTGCAGTGTGCAAACCAGGATGGCATTGCTACTGGCCGCTATTCCAGAGCTTTGAGAAGCTTATCGTCAAACCGAAGATAATCGTGCTCGAATTGTCGTGCGAGGGAACGGATGGCTCTGTGGTAGAATCCCTCTGGGCAGTTCAATACTGGATCCAGAATATCCAGAAGGCTATCTTTGAGGCAGAAGATTATGAGGAACTGCTGGTAAGCCACGCTGCCAAGGTAGTAGGGGAATACGTAAAGCATCATTCTGAACCGTGTCCTCTGGATACAATTACAAAGGAAATACGCAGCAGCGTAAGTGGGATAGGATTGTATATCCAGCAGGTATTTCCTGTGCAATATGTTAAGGCACGGGCGTATAAAATATTCTTTGAAAACCTTGCAGAAAGGGTAGGAAGGATAGTAGGATAAAATGAAAGAGCGAAAACCTGTAATCACCAGCATCTACGAAGCAACAGGGGAAGATATGCTATGGCTGCGAGATCATAGATGTCATAAGCACGGGCATAGATATGTTAGTCATTTCGGATGTTTCCTGAAAGAGACAGGCATCGAAGAGAGAATTATGTTCCTGGATATTGAGACGGCGGGTTCACTCGATGCAAACTGGGGGATTGTCATAAGCTATGCGTGGTGTGATCTTGAGAACAAGAAAGGAACAGTACGGAAGATACGTCCAAGAGAGATTAAGCAGCCGGACAAATACCATAGAGATAAGCGACTGATAGAACAGTTCTGTGAGGACGTAAAACCGTACAACGTAATATGTGTGTACTACGGGAGAGATAAAGGGGGACGGTATCAGCGGCACGATATTCCCTTCCTGCGTACACGAGCATATGCTCATAAGATAAAGACGTTCCCACGGGCTAACAGTAAGAAAGTGGTGGACGTGTATGACATCATATCGGGAAAGCTAAAGCTCTCGCACAACAGGATGGCTGATGCTGCACGGCTGATAGGTATCCCGTGTAAAGAACATCCTATCAATATAGACATGTGGTTGAAAGCCCTGGCAGGAATACAGGAAGGGATCGATTACATAGGGGATCTCCACAATCTGGAAGATGTGTACACGCTGCGGGCACTCTGGAAGGAAGTAAGTGGTTATGCAAAAAGAGGGTCGATATAGTATAAGGGAGTCCGATGGATGCAGATCAAACCAGTTCTTATTCGTGGAGACGAAATAACACCAGAGAAAATAAAGTGGCTTTGGCCGGAGCGTGTACCTCTTGGTGAATTGACAATGCTGGCAGGAAATCCGGGGGCAGGAAAAACGCATCTCGGATTGTTTATGGCTACACAGGTAAGCAAGGGAAGAAAGTGGCCGGATTGTGATTTTGCCCCGCAGGTTGGAGCAGCTTTAATCTTGACTGCAGAGGATAGTCTTAAACACACCCTTGTAACAAAGCTATTGGCTGGTGGTGCAGAGATGAAGAACATCCTATTTATGACTGCCGCAAAGATAGTGAAAAGAGAGGAAGAAGGTGGGGGAGAAACGGAGATCGATATTTTCTCCCTTAAAGGTTTCAGTGAACTGCTGGAGATGGCGGTGAAAGGGCAGGCGGAGAAAGGCCCACCGGTGCGTTTGATAATGATAGACCCGGTGGCTGCATATATGGGTGGGAAAGATGAAAACAGAAACATCGAAGTAAGAACGTTTCTGGCCCCTCTCGTGAAGCTGGCAACCAAATACGAACTTGCAATCGTGGGAATTTCACACCTGAATAAAGACATGTCCAAGCTGGCAATTTTCAGAATGCTCGGATCGGTCGGATTTACTGCAGCAGCCAGGGCGGTGTGGCTGGTAGTAGAAGATACGGAGATGGAAGGACGCAGGTTATTGCTACCGGCAAAGATAAATGTAGCAGAAAAACCAGACGGCCTGGCATACTCGTTGAAACGAAAAAAGGTGGAAACAAAAGACGGTCCGACCATTGCGAGTATCTGTGCATTTGAGCCGACACGAGTGAAGAAAACAGCAGATGAGGTATTTGCAGATTATCTCGTACCTACCCAGACAAAACAAGAGAGTGCAAGGAAATGGCTGAAGGAATTTCTGCGGAGCAAACCCCAGCCAGTCCAGGAAACCATAGACGCAGCAAAACAAAAGAGAATTGCAGAGAGAACCTTGAAACGTGCAGCCCAGGATCTGAACGTGGAAAGGTATGCAGTAATCGTAGGCAACAAAGTACTATGGATGTGGAGATTGAAAGGAGAATGAAGATGGAGATAAAGAAAATAATCTGTAAGTTTCTCGGCCACAAATGGGAAGAAGTTTATTTTGAAGAAAACGAACAGCAATATATGATGGTGGGGGAGGTTTGCCAAAGGTGCGGCAAATTCAAATGGGCAACAGAACTAAAACGCATCACAAAACTTATAGGGGAAAAGAAATTCAGGGACACATCTGCGGGGCAAAGTCTATCTCATAGCGAGTGAAAATTTATGAGTAAGATCTAAATTCTATAGGGTTGTAGGGGTATAAGGTTATAGGGTTACGGGGTTATAGGGATGTAGGGTTGTAGCCCTGCGGCACTACAATCTTATAACCTTACAACCTTATAACCTTATAGGGTTATAACTTTCTTGCTGTTTTTTTGCATTATCTTGCTATCTTCAGATTTTTCAGGTTTTTTGTTTAACATTCGCCGGAGTCATCGTATAATAGCAGCAGCAGACGGGCATCCTCTTATAAAGCGGACGTGCGTGCGTGCGAGCGTGCGAGCGTGCGTGCGAGCGTATTAGAAGGATAGGGAGAGGGGATGGGTAATGGTAACCAGAGGGAGAGGGAAGAAAGGAGGTATGTATGTGCGGATAGAAGCAGAAGCCCCAGGAGTAAGGGAGACCGTGCTGGAGGTATTGATAGGGTTCCTAAAAGGGCAGGATATAGGGGCACCTGCCCCGTTAGTAGCAAGGCACGGGGTACTGGAGAGCTATGGAGTACCGATAGCCAGGATAGAGGGTAACAACAGGGATAAGGTAGTGAGGTTATTGGAGATTGGGCCAGAAGAGATGACACCGGTAAGAAGAAGGCATAGGATACAGTTGAAGGTACTGGCACAGGAACAGGGCTTGACAGTAGAGGGTGTATGAGAGAGTGGTAAGTGGTAAATAAGGTAAAGAAAGTAGAAGAGAAAATGAAAGGAGTAAAGAAGATGGCTATGAATGGTACAATAAGTTTGTCGTGTTGGCATACCGATGGAGGGTTTAATAAAGAGGTACAGATAGCAGAGGGGACTACCATCGGTGAAGTATTTGCAGCAGAAGAGGGATTTGGAGACCCAGCGGAGTATAAGGTACTCCTGAACGGTGTAAAGGTAGATATGGCTACCGGTAAAGGGACAATCCTACGGGATGGGGATAGAATATCAATAACCCCAGTAAAGATAACAGGGGCCAAGGGCTATCTCCTGATAGGCGGATAGGTTGACGGTTAGTAGGTAGGTACGACAGGGGGTGGGGTAGGTTAGACCTCACCCCCAGGGTATAAGGAAAGAAGAAGAAAGGGGAATACGATGGATATACAGGATAGAGTTGTTGACTGGTTAGTAAGGAATACCGGAAGGAGAGAAGGGGAGGTACCGGAGGTGATGGAACGGTTAGAGAGGGTAGCGAGGGATGTAGAGCGGATGGATGAACTGGTGGGGGATGCAGAGGAATGTATATGGAATGGGACGTGGTTAAAGGGCAGGTGGCGAATGGCGGAATTAAGACAGTTAGCCATATCTATGCGTAGTAGGTCGAGTAGGTTGATAGAAGATATGATAGAATTCCAGAGGCGGAAGGTTGATGGGTTGTATGCAATAAAGAAAAGAGAGAAGAAACGACTGGAAGAGGAGGGAGGGATACCGAGAGGGGTAAGGGATGCCATAGCATATCTGGAGAATGAGACAGAGGGAGCAGAGATAGTGAAGTTCAGTGTTGGGAGAGGCAAAGTACAGGAGGAACTGATAGTATATCTACCAAAGGTAAGGTTGGAATGTAAAGGGTTGGAGTTGGAGTTTGGGCCGTTTAAGGTAAGGATGAACAAAGAGATGGGGGTGTTGGTGTGGGAGGAGACAGCATCAGAGAGTGGACAGGAGGCACACCCATACTTGAGTGCAGGTATGGCGGGATACTGGAGAAGAATATGCCTGGGAAGTGGCGGGGACAGAATAGCGTGGAGGGCGAAGAGGGAGGGGGATATAATAGCAATATTAGAAGTAATAAAGGCAGTGCTGGGGACGTATGACTTGGGAAGTGCACCATACAGGTCAATGGCAGAGATAGCAGCGAATAGAGGGCAAACAGACCACCATAGGTGCTGTATATGTAAGGAATGGATAGAGGATAGTGAACTGGAGAGATGTGCGCTGTGCGGTAGGTTGGTACATATCCAGGGGGGATGTAGTACGACCAAAGGAGAGGCAATAACATCGAGGTGTGTAATATGTAGTGAGAAGGCGGGAGAAGATAAAATAGAGGAGTGGGAGAAGGATAGGATATGTAGCAGATGTGCGAAGGATTATCTGGAGAATAATGGGATTATACGTAAGTGCTTTAGGTGTGGCAGGGAGGTATGTAGGTGGCATCGTGTGAGATGCCTCTATAACGAGAGGAAAGTAAGCGTTCCAGGGAGGATGGATATAAGGGTATGTAAAGAGTGTCTTGAGGAGGCGGTACTATGTACGAGGTGCGGGAAGGTATGGATGTGGCCTGAAGACTGGGAGGACGGACAGCAGATATGTGGATACTGTAGAGAGGCAGAAAAGGAAACTGAACAAGGGCAGTATGTAGCTATACCTCAATAAAAGAGGTACAAGAAAGGAGTGTGTAGTATGGCAAAGGACAAGAAAGTGAAGGCAGATGAGCTGGTAGTAAGGATGAGTCCGTATGTAATGGCAAAGATAAGGTACATAAGTAGTAAGGCGGATGGCAATGAGTTTAGTGGGTTTGGGATAAGTAAGAGTCCGGAGGATGTATTGAGTATAGTGGACTTTGTAACAGTAAAGCAGAAGGTAAGTAGGGTAACAGTAGAGTTGGATGATGATGATGTAGCAAGGTATTTCGATGAGATGATAGTAGCGGGTAAGGAGCCGCTGGAGTGTATGAGGATATGGATACATACCCACCCTGGAATGAAGAGTACCCCAAGTGGGGTAGATAGGCGGACGTTCGAGGAGATATTCGGTAAAGGGGACTGGGCAATAATGATGGTAATAGGAGAAGGGGACGATATAACCACGGAATTAAGCTATAAGTTATTTGGGGAACACAGGGTAACAATAGAGCTGGATACGGTGGTTGACTGGGAGATGGAGTTTGAAGGCAGCAGGCATAAGGAATGGGCAGAAGAGGTAGCCAGGAATATAGAGGTACAGAAAGCACAGGCAATAGTACCAGCCCAGAGCCAGAGGTGGTGGGATGATAGCACAGGTAAGAGGGATTATCTACCCTCATTAGGAGGAGAGGGGGCACAGGGAACACAGTGTTCCACGGGGGATATGTGGGATGAATATAGTAGGCTAAAGTATCCGTGGTTTAGGGAGGAAGGGGATGAGTTGGGGGATGAGTCGTATCTGGATATATCGTGGGAGGAGTTTAGGTCATTGAGGAAGTTAGGATGGACAGCAGAGGAAATAAGGACGTGGGGAACAGCTCTATTTGGATGCACAAGGAAGGATATAGAGGAAGTCGAGAGGGAGCTAAAGGGGGATAGCAGTATGGCTTCCTATACAAGTGGGAGGGGTAGTAAAACGAGAAGAGGAAACAGGAAGAAAAAGAGAAGTAAGAAGGAAAAGAAAGGAGCAGTAAAATGATGGATACGGTTAGGGATGTGGACGATAGGGCAGATGAGAGGTATAGAGTAGTAAAGCAGAGTATGAATAGATGGAGAGAAAGGCAGAGTGGGTTGGTAACAGAGAGGCAACTGGGAAGGTATCAGGTAGTGATAGCAGGGGTAGGGGCAATAGGGAGGCAGGTAGCCCTGCAGTTGGCGTGTATGGGAGTACGACGGTTGGTACTGATTGACCCCGATGTAGTAGAGGATGTGAATGTAGGGGCACAGATGTATGCCCCGCAGGATATTGGTAGCAGTAAGGTGGAGGTAACCGGTAGGGATTGTAGGAAGTGGTTAAGGGGGGAAGGTATAGGGCTTGAGATGATACAGGAGAACCTGCCAGGAGATGATGATGAGAGGTGGATAGATATATGTATGGATGTGGTGTTCTGTTGTGTGGATAGTATGAGGGCGAGGAAAGAGATATATGAGTTGGCAGCAAGATGGGAGACGAAGTTGTTTATGGATATAAGGGTAGAGGGGGAAGTGATGAGGTTATTCTGTGTGCCTATGAATAGTAAGAAGGCAAAGAGATGGTGGGAGGAGAATTGGTTTCCGGATGAAGAGGCCAGGCAAGGGAGTTGTACTACAAGGATGACCATATACAGTGCATACGTGGCATCGGGGTTAATGGTAGCGAAGTATATGACGTGGATGAGAAGGAATAAAGGATTTGAGCTACCGGTAGAGATACACGTTGACCTATTAGGGTCATATGGTACGGCGGTATTTGAGAATGAGGTGGAATAAAGGTAAAACGAAAGGAGATAGTACAATGGATAAGGAAGAGCAGTATAGAAAAGAGTATGAGGTGGCGGAGAGGGAATGGGGTATAACTCCAGAGGAGATGACCTATGAGGAGTTTGTGGGATTGAGAGAGGATGGATGGGGGATAGAGGCCATAGGAATATGGGGTAGGAACCTCCTCCAGAAGGTAGAAGATAGGCTTGAGAAATATGACAAGGAGGATAAGGAAGACGTCAGGGAGACTATAATGAGAGAGGTGGATGAGCTGGCAAAGGATATAAAAGAGACAGTAGAGACAAAGGTATCGGCATTCTTTGATGTAGAGGGACATATACACCCATATTCCACAGAGAGTAGGAAAGAGGAAGGGGGTGAGGGATAGAATGGCAGGGTTGACAAGGAAGCACTTCAATAAGTTGGCGGAGATATTATACAAGAATGGTGAGAGGGTAGAGATGGAGAGGCTGACGGGTAGGATGGTTATAGAGAGCATCGGGGAAGATATAATGGAGTGGTGTGAACAGGAAAACCCTAACTTTGATAGGGGTAGGTTTATAGCAGAAGCAGCCCTATAAAATAAGAAAGGAGATAGTACGATGGGCGGGTATGGTTATGAGACGGTGGTAAGGGAAAAGAGGAAGAGAGAGGTAAAGAGGGAGAGGGAGGCAGCAGTAAGAATGGGCGGACTACGGCTCAAGATAATGGATGATGGGATGTTGGTTGACCAGTACGGTAGAGAGTTTGAGCAGGTAACAGGAAAGAAGGGAAAGAAGTGGCGGTTGAAGTATAAGGGATTGAGAGCATAGAAGGATAAGTAGGACAAGGAGGTCAGACAGGGAGGTCTGTAGTAGGTAGCCCCAGATAACGGCAGAGGGGCATAGTAGAGAAGAGGACGAGAGACAGGGAAAGGGTGTCCTACCCGCTGGGGCTACCATTGTAAGGTATAAGATAGGAGATAAGAGATGCTTGTACATAATGTATATTATATGCCCTCACCGGACGGGAATGGTATAGCAGGGAAGATAGAACTGAAGGCTGACAGTGATAGGATAGAGTTATACGAGGGTGAAGAGTATGAAGTGTTTAGTCTCCGATATGACAATAGAGTGGTATTGAATAAGTACATACCACGAGGTAGTAGTATAAAGGTATAGAATAGAAAGGAAACAGGAAATGAATAAGTATGTAGTGTATCCAGGGGATGGTGTTCCTGTGAGATTGGTAGAAAAGGTTGATGGGTGTATCGAACTGTGGGTAGGGAAGTATAAGACACTTACCCTTCGGAAGGACGGTAGGATAAGATTACAGATGTACATACCAGAGAAGAATAATGCCGGTTTGAAGACAGATAAGTATGGACGGGTTGAATTGGTGTGATTATGAGATAGAAAGGAGATAAGGAATGACTGAAAAGATAGCACAACCAAAGGTACGTGTAAGGGTAAAGCAGGCGGGTAAGGATGGGCCTATTATGTTGTATGTAGAGGACTACATAGTAGTTAGGCTATCCCAGAATGGCAGGATAACAGTGAATGGGGATATACCTCACTACGGGGAGGGGAGAGGAATTGAGTTGGGAGAGTGTATAAAGGAAGATTGGTATGGGTAGTAAGGCATAAGACAATTGAGCACCTACGGGCAGTAGGTGAAGGTAAGTAGGTAGCTCCCCGACCTTGGTATTGGGATAATACAAGAAACGGAAATTAAGGTACCAGGGGAGGGGAGATACCTATGGGGGAAAGAAAGGAGATAGGAAAGATGGAATTTATAACGGGAACGGATATGGAGTTTGTGATGGGGATGCTGGTAGGCAGCATAACGGTAGGATGGTTAGTGGGAAGTAAGTACCTGGCATTACTTGAGAAAAGAGACCAGAGGGATAACCAGATAGAGGCGAACAGGAAAAAGATAGAAGAGCTGGAGACAAGAATACAGAACAAGAATGGATAAATAAAAAGGGGGGAGAGGAGATATAAACAGGGAAGGGGAGGGTAAGGGGAAGGGGGATAGCGAGTGAAAATTACTGGGATAGGGGACAAGCCGAAATAAGGGGGGGCATAGGATATAGCACGTCTAAAATATACACACCTACAAGGTACGAAAAAAAATTAAAAAAAATATAAAAAAAGTATTGACAAGGATTTAGCCAAGAGTATAATTGTAAATGTTATTTGACAAGTGAAGAGAGGATGGACGGTCGGACTTCTTGAAAGGAATAAGACAATGAGTAACAAACAAACCGACCAAACCACCAAACCCGATGAAGTGGCCGATAAGATTGACCTAATCAAGGAACAAGTACTTAAGCACGTAAAGGCACGTGGCCGTATTTTACTTCACTGGAGACGTCAGCCGGATGGCTTTAAGTATCCGCTGGTATTCGTTTTGTGGCTTGCTGAAGCTCTCGACGTCGACCCGGAAGAAGTTTGCCGCACCATCATCGATATGATTGACTCCAAAGACGTTGCCCTTCGTGGCAATATGCCGTTTCCACTTGACGCACCGGTTTTTGTTGAACACGTCGCCCGTTGGCAGGCGGTGAACTCAAATCCAGCTGTGGCCGGCAAGTGCAATGTCAAAGCATCAATCGTCCCAGCGTTCACCGGCTCTGGCAAATCGACCGGTGGTCAAACTTTGACAAAGCAAATGTGTGAAGCGTATTTGTTGTAAAACCCAGTTAACCGTTAACCGTCCGACCGTCCATCACTCTTTTTTGCCCCGCAGATGTCGGGGTTTTTTTTGTCCCCGTATCCTATTCAGGACATTCTGGACTGTCACTATCCAAAACTCCATAAAACAAGACATTCAATTCCTTTTACCTATTCAAGAGCAGGTATATCCAAAACGCCGAACCCGACGTATTCTATCCACTATCCATATTGTATCCGTTTTGTCCTGAACTCTGCGAAACAGACCTACTGGATAGAGGACATCGTAGATATTAAAGACCCCCTTTGTCGGCTTCGCCGATAATAACCAAAGACCCAACGTCGTTTAATACCCCTCAAAATTCCAGCGAGTGAAAATTTCTGTCTAAATTTCCTCTAACTCATATTCCCTCCCAACCAGTGTAACGTAAGTAACAGTGTGCAAATTGCTCTTTTTGAAAAATCGCCCTTTTTGCCCCTGTTATCCCACATCAAAAGGAGGGTACTATTGTCTCGATATTGGTTAATTTATTTATTATGTCATAATACCCTAATATGACAGGATAACTTTTTTAACCAACTTATTGTATAGTACCCTAATTTCGATTCTGCTCTAACGGCCTCAAATCCCCGTTTTCTTTCGAGGTGCACGGTAGAAGGGTGAAATTATAACTGGTTGAACAAATTTCCTTCCCGAACGTAGTAACTCTCTGCGGGGCACACTACGATTACGTTTGTGTGTATAAACTTTATTTTATGCCTTATTTTTCGGGAAGAAAGGAGATTTCCAATGAGCCAAGCTAAAGCCTACCCTTATGCTGTAGTGATCAATGATAGTAACCCTATATGCCTCAAGTGCTGTTATGCCAAAGCTTTCTACTATCCATCCAGCAAAACTGTCGTTGCGTGCTGTACCAATCAAAACGGTACTGGTACGCCTGATTGTCCTGTTTATGCTTGTGTTCCAGGTGAGGAACCTCCTCTCACACACCGCAACAATAGCCTCCTCGATGTCTGCCCCAGAACTCTTACCACTACCGTTAAATGGTTAGCCCTTTATATGTCTGAATACGGGCCAATTATTCCCATTGGAGTAATCAGGGTGGCCGCTGCAGAACGAGGTATCAGTTGGAATAGATTGCGAAGAGCCAAGCGAATACTCAATCTCGCCAGCGCTCGCCACACCATAATGACCGAATATATCCCGGAGCACTTCGCAAAGCTTCCCGTGTGGCACTGGGAAACGCCTTCTGCCCCGCCCGTCGAAGATGATACCGAGAATTCCTCCCAGCCTGGCAGACCCTCTATGACTTCTGCTGCCTGCGAATGGCTCAAGGAAAAGATGGAGAAAGTAGGCGGCAGAGCTCCTGCAGCCGAAATACGCAATGCGTGGAAGGAAACCCATTTTTCCTATCCAATTCTGCAGCGGGCCAAGTCTATCCTCGGAATCAAGAGTGAAGCGGAACACGATGAGCACGGAAATTTCGTTGCGTGGTATTGGGTTAGTCCCTCGTAGCCACTTGACATCTTCCTTCGTTTCCACTATACTAATACTATATGCGAAACAGAAAGGAGACTATTATGCCTAAACAACTGGATGACACGTATCTGCGGAAATCCCGTGGAGGAATGCTCGAATTCCCATCCTTCCGTCTGGCAGAGCTTGACCGTCTCTGTCGAATTCTTGAGATTTCACGATGGGCTGCAACCAGATTTTGTCGGGTCTTGAAGGTTCCCCTCATCTATATCGGCCATCGTGCCTATTACAACGAATTCGCTCTGGAGCGTGTCATATATGTCCTTACCCGTGTTGGTGGGCCTGGCTTTGCTGCTCCCGGTTCTTACCACAAAAACGTGGGCAAAAAGGATGTGCCGGTCGAACTCGACGAGGATCTCCAGAAACAATTCGAGGATCCTGTTGTTCTTATGGAAATGATTGCCGCTCAAGGTCGTAATATGGGCCCCGCAGCCAAGGTGGCCGATCTCATTAAACGCCTTGAAGCCAAGCGAGAAGTCTCGAAGTCCTTAAACGCAGGTAAAAATGGCCACAGATCTGACAAAACGACAGCTTAACGAACTCCAGCGTCAATTGAGCCCCGCAGATATTCAGCAGCTTGCGAGTTTCACTGATATTGGGGAAATGCTTGATGCACTCAAAACCCGTAAGTGGACTGGAGATACAGAGCTTGACGAGCTTATTGCGGTTGCCCGTCAAAACGAAAATCTGTCTGCCAAGATCTCTGCAATAAAATATATTCGTGAATTACTTTATGAAACAATGCAGGCGTCGGGCCTTATGGTAAAGGCCACGAGAACATTTCGTGGGGCGGACGGCACAACTTTGACTCTCTCCTCTGATTTGATTGCCTCTGCCCTGGAAGCAAAACAGAAACGTGATAAGAAACAGAAAGGAGAAACAAACAATGCCTCCGACCCAAACCCCGAAAACACAAAAGGAAAAGAAGCAGCGTCCGAAGATCCATCGCACAGACCGCCCAAAGCCGATACAGCAGGACTCCTCCCAGGAATCGCTACCTCTCCCCCCAACTCCACCTCCGGCGATTAACGATCCGATATTCGAGGAGTTCAAGGAGTATCTAAAAGTACACTGGTACCCACATACGGTTCTATACCACCTTCAGAACTTATGTGCGGCGGCTCCACATGCGATGCCCTCCCCGATCCTCTGGAATGTACCACGGAATATAGACGTAGCCACGCTGATTCACAAAGTATTGTACAGCCCCGAATTCCTTAATGCTGCGTGGCCGGCTCTGAAATTAACAATGAATACGAACCTCAAGAACTTTGCGTGGACTGCAGGTCTTGCCACAACCCTCGCTACCGCAGAAGTTATTATGCAGCTCCCACGTATAATACCTGCTTTGCAGGCACATGAGAACAAGGTAACCAATGAAACCGAACCAGGACCCCAATCCTAATTTTCCGCTGCCTGCAGACTATTTCGAGCTGACATCTGCGGGGCAGAAGGAAGCCCGATTGAGTGTGTTGATGGATCAAAGCACACCTGACAAGCTGGTGCAGGCGTGGGATCTGTTCAGGCGATTTTATCTTGTACCTATGGGGAATGCGTTTTATAAGAGTGGCTTTCAGGAATCTCCCCCGATACACTACGAAATGGTTAGAGATCTCGGACGCTACGCCAGAAACGCAGAAGCTGCTCCACGTGGATTTGCGAAGTCAACAGTAATTGGCTGTGAAATTCCTTTGCTTCTGGCGCTTACCCGTCCGTACTTTCCGATTGCACTGGGGCTTTCGACAGATGCTCTGGTAGAGGCTCGCTTCGATAGAATAATGGAGCAGTTCACAACTAACGAGCTTATCCTGGAAGATTTCGGCGAGATGAAGCCCCGCAGAGGGGATGCAATCTGGAACCGCCACCATCTTCACTTGAAGAACGGTGCTACAATTCAGGGTTTCAGTGTGATGGGCAGGAAGCGTGGAGCACGTCCGCAGCTCTTTATTCTCGATGATCCTGAAAACGATCCATCTTCTGATTCGCAGACCTCACAACAATTGCTGCTGGAGAAGTTCGAGGGGATTTTGTTCCGGCAGATTATTCCTATGCTTGAGCAGGGGGCTGCTATTTTCTGGATTGGAACGCTGATTAACCGCCGCTCGTTCCTCTACCACGCAACCTGTATGCAGGACAGCCGGTTTGAGTATTGGAATCGCCGTGTTTGCAAAGCTATAGAATACGATATGAAAACCCCTTCTCATACGAAGGTGTTGTGGCCGGAGAAATGGCCACAGGAAGTGCTGGAAGTACGAAGGGCAGAAATCGGCAATGCTGCGTTCAACGCAGAATACCTCAACGATCCTATCAGCGATACAGAGCGGCTCTTTGTTGTTCATCCCCGCCGCAACGAGTACACGGTTGACGCCCCGCAGGATGATCCTTATTATCAAAATGAGCCTCTTCGTAGTACGGCTCCTATGATATGGTACAAGAGGCAGGCGGAGACCGACTCGTACATAGAAAAGAAAGAACCCTTCGGTGAATTTGTAAAGAAGCTCTTCAGGATTGTTGCGGTGGATTATGCGGTTGGACTGGGGCAGTTCAATGATTATTCCTGCGGGGCAGTTATGGGGTTTGATACTCATAATACGCTGTGGGTGCTCGATATGTGGATGGGAAGGGTGAAGGAATCCGTGTTGACACGGCAGATTTATAACCTCGCCCGTAAGTGGATGGTAAAGGCAATCGGGATTGAGGCTATATCGATGCAGGTATGGTTCGTTGAAGCTATGCAAGCATATGTCGAGGAGCATCCTGATCTCTGGGCACCACGGGTTATACCCGTGCGGTATCCTTCAAACAGCCCGAAGCAGGCCAGGATTGCGGGGCTTGAGCCTCGTTTTCAGCAGGGGCTCATTAAGTATCCGGCACATTTGGCAGAGAAGTGGCCTTTTTCTATGCTCTATTCGCAGACGAGAGATTTTACGTATGACCTCGCTCTGCTCCCGTTTGACGATGCGATCGATACGGTTGCTATGAGCCAATACATCGTGCATAGCCGTGGGGTACATTCCATTCACGAGCCGAATAAGGAGAAGAGTCGTCTCCAGCGGATAAAGGAAGGGCAGCCACCGGTTCCTGGAGCCAAACTGCCAATCGTAAGTGGAGCGGAATTAGACAGTTTAACAGATGAGGAATGGATGGCTTTACTTGACAGACACTACAAAAAAACCTACAATGAACAGAGAAGAAAGGGAAAACACTATTATGATATTAGCAGACCAAATGTTATCGGTTAATACTGCCGTGCTGCTTCTTGTTGTATTTACACTGGGTTCTATGGTGCTGACCATTTATAGCCTGGCGTGGGCTGTACGTGAGCTGGTACGTAATGTCGAGAAACTGTCGGCACGTGATAGTATTATGAAGGTTTATGATCGAGGAGGAATGCAGGCTGCCAGCCGGCTGGCAGGTATCGCCCAGAGAGCTCGGCAGCCTCGGAATATAATTACCCCAAAGAACCCCCCAGTACCTCCTGTAGAGAAGAGTAAAGGGCACGGTATAAGGATAAAGCAGGGGCTGTAGGAGTTACAATATGTATCAACAGACTATACCCAAAGATAAGAGACAGTCGGAGGAGGTTATCGCAAACTTGATAGCCGCAGGCAGACAGATGCAAGCTCCACGGGCGATAAAGTGGTGGCTTGCTCATTGGTATTTGCGTGGTGCTCGAAACTTTACAGATCTAAATTATCAGACCGGCTCACTTCAGGTAGCTTATACGGACGAGTCGGGAGTGCTGAACTTCCAGTTGGATAGGATACTCTCGAAATATCAAACGCAGCTCGGACGATTGTTGGCTCTGGATCTGGCTCCTGCAACGAAGCAGAAAGGAATAAGCCTTCAGGGTATGCGTAAGAGAGGAATTGCACAAGCGGCACTGAACGTTGCGTTTCCATCTGATAAAGTAGGAAAACTACTGCAGGATTTGCTGCCAACTGTTCTGATCTATGGTATGGCTGGATTGATGGTATGGATCGAGGACGAAGATTCGATGGGTATCGAAGTCGTAATGCCCTGGGAATTGCTGCCGATACCTCCTCACGTTGCTTCTGCTGGCGATGTGCGTGGGATTATACGATTTCGTACTGTACCACTCACCTGGGTACAGGATCTTATGATAACGCCAAGCAGACAGGCAGCCGTCTATAAAGAAATACCTACTGTCGAAGTGGCAACAGGTCAGATACCTTCTCGTGCTCACAACAGATTTCAAGGTAGTATCTCCCCAGGAGGCAGCAATGCGTTCTCTGTATCGTTCAATAACTATCCGTCTGGAGGAAAAGGAGTTGGCAAGAAAACCGACAAAACTCACGAAAAAGTAACTAATTTTGTAGAAGTATGGACGTGGACACCGGATGACTATCTTGCAGAGTATATTGTCTTTGCGGGTAACGAGGAGCGCTATCGACAACTGTACCGCACCGATTATTCACAGCGAAAGATCCATCGCCCGATACGTATAGTTGGTGATATTCAGACTGGAGCATTCTATCCTCCGAGCTATGTGGATACTCTTATTCCAATCAATGCGGAACTTGAATATACCATCGGTCGTATGTTCCAGAATGCACAGGATTGGGATCTGTTTGGCTTCCTGCTGGAACCTTCTACTGCCGGTATCCCCGCAGAAGCGGAGCGGGGAGCAGATGGAATAAAACGACTCCGGTACGAAGTGGACTGGACAAGCCCCCAGCCTATTTCCCCACAGCAGGTCAAACCGGTGAGTCCGGGAATATTTGCTGCAAAGATACTGGAGACGGGTCTAAAGATAATGGATGACATTGCTAATCAGCCTACCGAGTTGATGGCAGGAGATGCTCCGGGACGAGTGGATTCATCGTCGGGACTCGGACTGCTGTACGAGCTATCTCGTGTTCCGCTTTCGTCCGTTGCAAAGAGCATAGCTCTTGGGGTAAGCGGCTGTTACAAATCTATGCTTGGTCTTATCAGGGGGATATGGAAGGAAGATAAGATTATTGATATGACTATGCTCGACGATACCCTTGCAGGTATCAAGTTCAACGCAAACGATGGAACGATTACACTGGCTGAAAATGCACTTCCACACCCGGACGAAATTGAAATCACCATCAAATCCGATGAGCCGAAATCACCTGAACAGCAGAAGATGGAATTAAATGAAGCATTGAAAGCCGGTATTATTACTCCAATCGAATATCGTATCGAAGCCCGAAAGCGAGGATTGGATCTGCCGGTAGGGAGTGATCTGGAATGGCAGAACTACCGGCGAGCTATGCTTGAGAATATTGTTATGTTTGGTGATGGTACTGTGCCCGGCCAGGTAATATGGAGTGAACGTGATCTGCACGAAGTCCACCTGATGGTACTGGATGCCTTTATGGCCCGCCCGGAGTTTTATGCCGCATCTGCGGCAGTTCGTGATAAATTTGCCGAACACCGTGCACAACATATGACAGGTCTGGGTCAGTACCCGGAACAATTGCCTCCTCCTGAAGAATCTGCCCAGCAGACATTAGATCAAATGAAAATGATGAGTGAAATGGAAGGATTACCCACTGCACCCACAGCACCCACAGAATCTCCGGTGATGTAGCGAATAAGTGGATGAGCGGATGGATGTCCATTCCGAACTATATGTTTTACCCTTAATTTGAAAGGATGAATATTATGCCACCCGAAGAAAACGAAAATGGTGCAACAAGCACAACAGAAAACACGAAAGGTACTGCTGCTACTGCTACTACTACTGCTGCAGAAAATGAACCCAAAAGTAAACCTAAAGGAGAGGAGGAATACACCATCAAAGTGGACGGAATCGAAAAAGTGGTAAGCCGTGATGAACTGATCAATCTTGCCCAGAAATCAGCCGGGGCGGATAAACGCTTCCAGGAAGCAGCCGCCCTTCGAGAAAAGGCACAGCGAGGAACAAGAGCAATGGAGCTGTTCGACAGACTCTCCGACAGTACAAATCCCCCCAGCAAGGCAGATATTACAGAATTGGCAGGTCTCCTGAAACTCGATGCAGGCGAATTGGCGGCCTGGCTCGAAGAAGAGGAAGACCCCAATTCAGGCACACAAACAGAGACGAATGCTTCGACCCCCTCTGCGGGGCAGCAGCAGCGGCAGAAATTGACTATGGATGACCTGCCTGATGAGGTAAAGCAGATTCTGACTGGGGCCAAGCAGACCCAGATGGATGCGGCAATTGCTCTTGTGAAGAAGGAAATCAAGGAGGCTCTTGACAAAGATGATATAATTGCTAAAATGAAGGAGACAGTGAAGGATGCAGCAGGGTTTGATGAGGTAGTACAGAAAAAAGTGTTCGAGGACGTTCAACGGAGGATTATTCTTGCGGGTGAACAATATGGACCCGAACTGATCGCTGATGCTATACAGGCAACACGCAGCGATCTGAAAAAGTTCGGTATTCCAAGTAGGGCGTCCGAGCAACCCGTTCCGAATATATTGGGACTTGGGCCGTCCGGTACGTTGCCAGCAGAAGTTCAAACCGACGAACCGATTAAAAGAGTACCATCTACCGAGGAAGGTTACGAAGACAACGTAGTACAGAGAGTACAGCAAAAGGTATTGCAGGCGTTCCGTAAAGCAAGGAAGTAAAGAAGTAGAGAAGTAACGTGGCGGTGGTATTCAGAATAGTCGGAAGCCCTCGTTGACCATATATGTAGGTAGTAGGAATATACTAATTTCATACTAAAATGTTTAATTTTAGTATTTGATAAATTGGAAAGCGAGGTATTGAATTATGGCAGACGCTATGGGACATCTGGACAATATTGTCCGGGAAGAACTCCCAAGAGTCATTAACGAATCTCTGCCAGCTATCGCTCCGATATACAGTCAGATTCAATCGACGAGTATCGATGTAACACGGGATACTACCGGGGCTGCCGGGATTGGGCGGGGCTGGAAGGTGATTCACTTGTTTTCAACTGGTTTGGCTGGTTTGATCCAGAATGCCAATCCTGCTGGCCCTGCTATGACGAGCATAACAGGTAGTCAGGCTGGTCTGCTTGGGCTGGGAACTGCTGCCGATGATGTGGCTATATTCCCGAAAGCTGAACGTGCACCTCATACTTCGAGCCTGAAGCGTGAGCTTACTCTCCATATGACCACGGGTAACTTCAATATTCCTGTCGTGTGGTTGCAGACCGACAAATTGGAGGCTGCACAGATCAAGCAGGTCGCTCGTGATATTAAGGAAGTAGGGAATCTACACGCACTGGTAGAAGCTGCCAGTTTCTTCCACGCAACAGCCAACGATGGAACTTACGATGTAACGGTTCTTGGGCGAATTTCTTCAATTGCCGAGAATGGTACGCTGACCGACTATATCGATATTGTTCTGGATACCGATTATGGTAGATGCCACAACTTCCGTCCTGGGCAGGTTATCGATATAGTAGCAGACAGTAGCGGTGAGATTCAAACCGGTACAGCAACAGACGGTACGGATGTGCGTAACTACGAGCACACGACCGAGCACTACGTACAGTTGACGGTGGTAATGGTTGATTATTTGACCAATACAATCACCCTCGCCCCGACTGATACCGTTGACGGCGGGAAGCCTAACTATGGTTCGGGTTCAAGCGGCGACATATTCCAGAACGGCCAGGCTGCTGCGGCAGATGATTGGCTGGTATTGGCAAATACAACGGCCAATAGTGTTGGTCGTCCTATGATGAGCTGGGGGCTTGAGGATTGGATAAAGAGTTCCGGTAAGCTGATGGGCGGAGGTGCCGCTGCGGAAGCACTGGATCTGACATATTATCCACAGTTCAAGTCGCAGGTTGTAACTGTCAACGGCCCACTCACCGAAACTGTGATGAATAATTATATCGGTGGTTATCTGGATGCTTATCCGGGTCAATCACTCGATACGATTATTTCGACGCAGGGTATCAGTTTGAAGTATCTGGAACAGCCGAGTCTTTACAACAACCGTTATGTCTATGAGAGAACCGGCAAGGCTCTCGATGTAGCCGGCGGTTGGAGTAAGATTACGTATAGTTTCAACGGACGTGATCTCCAGTGGGTTATCAGCCCAATGTGCTTGACAGGAAGATTGTATGGCTTGAAACTTAAGGGCGGGAATATCAAACGATATGTTCCTCCACGGGTCGGTGGTTCCGACAGTCGTGTGAGTGCAGAAATCGAATTCCTTGCTCCGGTAGCAGGGCATACCGGTATCTTTATGACTGTCGTGGACAGCAGTGGTAATCCGCTGTCATACGTACAGGCTCCGTTCTGGCAGTACAAACTGGTCGCACCTGTCGATCCACGTGGAGTGAAGCTGACTGGCTTGACCGAAGCAACGATGGTTTAATGGTTTAAGGGCTAACCGGGGGCAATGCTTGCCATCATTGCCTTCTCCTTTCATACACATTGCCCCCGGTATTTAATTAGTTTAGGGTAGTAATAGTTGAGGTAAAATGAAATGAAAGCTTATGATTTGATTCACAAGTACGGATGGGATATTATGCCCGTCCTGTCGAACCTGGGGGTAAAACTGTTAAGCAATGCCAACGTGTTTTTCGTTGATAGTGGTGCGACCAATGCAACCGATGCTAATGACGGAGAGCATGGTAACTCCTGGGATATGCCGTTTGCTACAGTCGATTATGCCATAGGAAAATGTACAGCAAACCAGGGCGATATAATTCTGGTTGCTCCAGGGCACACGGAAACAAAGTCTGCAAGTGGGGCTCTTGTAACCTGCGATGTTGCGGGCGTTACAATCATCGGCGTCGGCAGCGGCAGCCTTCGTCCGACACTCACGCTATCGCATACCGGAGCCAAAGCATTCGATATAGATGCTGCTAACTGTACAGTTACAAATTTCTATATTGATGCGACGGGCATAGATGAGGTTGCAATGCCTATTGATGTGGGAGCCGCTTTCTTTACCCTGTGCGACTGTTATGTATTGATGGCTAATTCGACCAAACAAGCTACGCTGGCTGTTTCGACGAGTGGAGCAGCCAATGCTGCCGATGATATGGTAATAAAGAACTGCACTTTCCTGGCACCGAATGCCGGAGCAGACGAAGCCATCGAACTTGAAGAAGTTGAAAACAACGTACAGATTTCCAACTGCCGGATTATTGGTGATTTCGCCAACGCTTGCATCCACAATCCAACCGGCAAAGTTCTCACAAACCTGTTGATTGAGCATTGTTATCTGGAGAATACACAGACAGGTGATCATTCAATCGAGCTAATCTCGGCCTGTACTGGAATACTGGCTTACAACTGCTATGTGAATGATATGACACAGGCGACTGGCGTGGATCCAGGTTCGTGCAAATCGTTCGAGTGTTACCACTGTGATACGGTAGATGTTTCCGGTATCCTTTGTCCGGCGGCTACGTAATGGAGGGTTTGCCTTATGTTTGGTCTTGCCTGTCATTACGATCCGAGGCAACACAGGATCCTTGAATCAGGGATACTTGCGTGGTGTAAGCGGCAAGTCTCCGATCCTTATCTAAAGGAACGGCTGTTCACATATTACCACAGACTGGAACATACATTCGTAATTGCTCTCTGGCTCAACCAACCTAAAAGATGGTTTGTGGATGTGCTGAATATGGGATACAGTCTGGGTAATTTCAACAGACATCTCGCAGAAGGACTGCGGCGGCGACTGCTGGCTCCTCTCTCCACATCAGACATAAGGCGACAACTCCGCAATGCTGAAAGTGATCATCTGCACAAATTGCAGGATCAAGGCAACGCATTATCTGACAGGTTATATGGAGTACATCACTAATGGCAAACGGAACAGAACAACGTGAGTCAGACCATGATATACTTCTCGAAGTCCGCCGAGACGTAGCATGGTTAAAACAGGCGGTAAATAATCACCTTCACGAACATACTGCACAGACGAAACAACTATGGTCTCTTTTCGCAGCGATAATAGCTGCTTTTATAGCGGCCTCTTCGATGCTGGTTATCAGAATTGTAACGTAGCATCTGCGGGGCAGGGCGGATAATAGGATGTATGCTATAGGTGATATAGAAGAGGTTAGGCGGAATCTGCTGGAAGTTCGCCAGCACCTTCTCCGCATTCTTATCGACATGGCCGAGGTGGAAAAAGATTTGACCCGCCTCGGCTTACTTATTTCGCAGGAGACGGAAGAAGCACAGAAGAAACTTAACGAAATGATCGAGGGACTGAAAGGATGTTAGCACTACTGACTCCTAATTTAGCTTCTTTAGCTTCTATTGTTGCTCTGGGTACGGCAGCGGATAAGATGCTCTATACCACTGCAGCACATACTTGGGCAGAGACCACCATAACTGCCGCAGGCCGAGCCATACTTGACGATACCAGTGCTGCCGCACAGCGGATTACACTGGGATTGGTCATCGGCGAAGATGTCCAGCCGTACGGAAACTATTTCGACAAAGACACCGATACTGCAACAACAATAGATGCTCTCAAGAGAGACGGTAGTAATGCCAATTCAAATATAGATATTGGGCCATATGGTTTTACCACTACGGGTACAGGAACATTTGACTCTGTCGTAGAAACAAGTCCTACCTTGTTGAAGTTAGACCAGACAACTCCTCAAACAATATCAAATGGGATGCCAAGACTTGCTGTTGACCATCCGCCATTTTCTTACGCTCACGAATTGATAGATAAGGAATACGTAGATGAAGTTGCATCGGCTTTTGGAATTAGGTTTTATACAACCGACTCAATAGATGGAGATACCGGATATTATCTTGGAACGCTTTCTGCTCCTGGCTTTGCCGATAATACGATAGTCGTTTCCGATTTGTCAGATAACGACCTGATAGCAACCTGGATTACAGAGACAGGCGTAGAGTTGAGCAAGGCGATAAAAGGACTTCACGAAGGGGTATTATTTGCCGAGAAAACATCGGGAACAGAAGATTTAAGGATTTATTTCAAGCTATACGAAAGGACTACCGGCGGTGTTGAAAATCTAATAGGAACTTCAATGTATAGCAGCGAAGTTGATACGTTAGACAATTATATTGCTGCTTTATTGCTTGATGAGGATTACGACTTGGGGTCGGGTTCGAGGTTAGCACTGAAATTGTACGCCGATGTTTCTGGCTCTGGGAATGCCCCTGAAATTACTATACACTGCGGGACTGATTATTTATCTTTCATAGAAGCTCCAACTAATCTGGAAGTACTGGAGACTATATTTGTTCCTTATTCTGGCGCTGCCAGTAATGTAGATTTGGGAGGCCACGACCTTACTACTACGGGCAAGATAACAGGCGACGAACTTAATGCAACCCAGTATCTCACAGTAAACAATGCAGCAGGTTATGGTTGCGAGTGCGATTTAGTACCCTCTGAAGAAGCAAGTTTTAATTTAGGCAACGCAACATACAAATGGTGGCGTCTGTATGTTGATGACACTTCTTATCTCGGCGATGTCGAGCTTACTGGCTCGATAACAATGAATGCCAACGAGACTGTTGACGGTCGGGACGTCTCTGCCGATGGTGCTGTGATTGATGGTCTCGGTACTATCTCGACTTTTGACGGCGACCAGAACTTGGCGACTACCGATGACGTAACGTTTAATTCCATAGATGCCCCAACAGGCCGAACTGCAACTTTTGTAATTGCTTCAAGCGATGCAAGTCAAACAGAAAAAGACCAGGCGGATTATGTTTGTGATGGCGCGGCAGATGATATTCAAATAAATGCCGCAATAGCTGCGTTACCGAGCAAAGGAGGAGTTATTTACCTCACGTCCGGCTTATTTGATATTACAGATACAATCTCATTAGTACCTCATTGTACTCTTTTAGGAGCCTCAACGGGAACAAGTCAGGGTGGGACTAAATTACGCCTGGCCAATGGAGCTAATTGTGATATAATCGATTACAATTCTTCTAATTTTCCAGAAGGCGACCCAACATTTATTAAAGTTGCTGATATATTTCTTGATGGCAATAAGAGTAACAATACCTCTGGAAATGGTATTCACGTCTATGGCAGTTACACTCCGATGGATATGCTGTTTGACAGAGTTTTTTCTCATAATAATGCTGAAGATGGTTTTTATTTTGAAGATGGCTGGGGCATTATTTTTAGGAACTGTATTCCTGAAACTAACGGGGGACACGGTATTCACCTTACACACGTTGAGCAGGCATATATTTCTGGCTGTTACATAGCGTATAATAAGAAGTGTGGAATATATGGTTATGCTTCCAAGAAGTTAAATATCGTCCAGAATATAATTTGGAGTGCTAATCAAGATGATTATTCTACCTTCATAACTATCGAACTGGGGCAGGATTGCATTGTTAGTAATAACATTATGCACAATGAATTAACTACTGCCGGTACTCATTATGGCATTTGGCTTACTCGTGGTTACACAAATGGGGATGGACATCACAGTATAACCAATAATGTAATAAGTAATTCAGGCGATATGGATGTAGGCATTGAGGTCGCCGATGTAAATGATTGTATAATTACAAACAATTCTGTCGAAGGTGCTGATAAAGGTATTCAATTTACAGGGACAACTACTAATACTTTCTGTACCGCAAATAATCTCAAAGACAACACCACGCCAATAAGTAACGGACCTGCTTATCCTGGTCTTAATTTCCTAACAAGTACTGCCGAGACAAATATCAATGGTTGGCTAAAAGTAAATCAGCAAGCTGATAGTGCAGGAATAAATGTTTATGGCTATGATGACCAATCAACAAGCTGGGGTAGTATAAGTATTACCAGCAGTGGCGAAACCAGATTTACTGGAAGTGGCTCAACCACTCTTGTTGCTGGCGGCTCCGGTTATGTATTCCTTTCCAGTAAAGGACACCTTTATATGAATCTGGGTGATAATGCCGGAGCTAAAGAACTAAAATTGAGAGACAGT